TGTTACATAGTATGTTTTACTTAACTGTATATACCCAGCCTTTGCGATCAAGATAGTCAGTGAATGCTTTTAATTGAGCGTCGCTAGTTGGATCAGTTACAGGATAAATGTACCCATCACTTTTAAGGTTTAAATTACCCGTCATGTGAACTGAATTTAAAGCTCCTACTATATCAGCTAAATTTTCTCTACCGATTCCTCCTACCTCTACAACATTACGTTTTTGATTAAATGGTGGAGTTGGTGCGGTTGGTTGGCTACCTCCAACAGTTTGTCCAGTCAATGCGTATACGATGGAATTCGCAATCTTATCTACATCCCATTTAGCCATATCGGACTCATTATCGATGAATCCAAGTTCAATTAGGATTGCTGGTGCTTTAGTGCTATTTAACACATAAAGGTCAGTACGTTGTTTCGCTCCACGATTAGACCACCCAATATCTTTAGAGAGTTGAGCTGATACTTTTGCCGCTAAAGCTTGTTGGTCATAATAACAAACTTCCACACCGTTTGCAGATCCGTTATAAGCGTTTAAGTGGAATGAAATTACAAGGTCCACATTATGAGAATTACAGTTACGAACGATGTTATTTAAGTTTTGTGCTTGCGTTCTTCCTGCCTCATCGGTGTCATCGTAAACTGTATGACCTAGCGAACGCAACTTAGATGCAACTGCATCCTTTACCTGACGATCCATAATATGTTCTTTTCGATTTCCCCAGTTAGCACCTTGCACAAATTCTGTGTGACCACCATGTAAACTATATTTACCCATTATTCAACATCTCCTCTTAGTGTAAGTTGTTTTTTTCTAATACATCTTTTTGTTGTACCCCTTTGTTGCTCAAATAGTTGTTCTTCCAAGCCATATACAGGGTAAATGCTCCTGTAATTACGGCTACTAAATCGTTTGTGATCTTGTCATCAATCGTTTGGTATCCCACAAGATTTAAGACACTGTTAATCACAGCGATTACTAATACGACATAGCGACTAATTGAAGCTGCATCAAAATTTTTCATACTATCATCTCCTTTCAAATAAAAAAAGTGACCGTATATACGATCACTTTCCTGCGAATTTAAAAAGAGCCATTATCCCACCAGTGATAATAGCCCCAACTACTGTAGTCCCAATCCAAAACACTAATTTATCTAATCTATCCACACGCATATGAGCGCTTTTGGCTGACTGTTGTGCTTCAATTGCTACTTCTTTAACATTGCCTAGTGTATCAAGCTTTGTTTCTACCCTAGTCAACCCTACAAGAAGTTCTTTCATATCATCATGTTTTAATTCAGCCATCTTTTCACTCCTTTTCTAAAAATAAAAAAGCGACATATTTGATTGTCCCTTTTTGGTTTACTCTTATTCATTTGGTGCTACCTTTTGTGCAGCTAGTTGTTCTTCAAGCAGTTTAAGTTTTGCTTCCATTTCTGCCTTTTCTCGTTCTAATTCTTCTTTTGTAGGTGCGAAATATACTCTCTTTACTTTCTCATCTATTTCTAAATCCACCGCCTGTAACTCTGCAACTCTTTCATTCCAGACAACTTTATAATTTTGTATAGTATCCGCTATATAACGATCTACTTTGAAGAAATGCATGTAATTTTGACCCGGTATGATACGTTGACCATGTTCTACTTGTGTAATATTTCCAAATTCATCTGAATCGCAGTAAATACATGTTTTATATCGTTCATGCAGTTCATATTTTTCTTTAATTTCCATTTTTATCACCACTCCTGCCATCTACTTAGAATCCTTGCATACGCGGTGTGATTCGCGCTGTTAGATGCTAATTTCAAATATATATACTTCATATTCCCTGTGGGTACGCCTAAATCAATCGTGACATTTATATAATAGTTGTCAGCAATCGTTTTGCTATGCGTGGTGTACCACAAATCATTTCCCTCTACATCGGTTATCTTCACTTGTGCTGCGGAACCTGGATCTATTGCAAGTGACAACGCGAAAACTAAATATCTACCTGTATGCTTTAAAGTGAAATAATTACAATTCGTCCATACTGTGCTTCGTGTTGCGTACCATGTACCACTAATCCCCATTCCAACACCTACAAATGGAGGTTCATGAGAACTCACATTCATATCAAAGTTAGCCATCCCATTTACAATCAGTGCATATCCATCAGGTCTTTGAACCTGTAGTGCGCCTCTTTTGATATTGACACCACGTTTATCAATTACAACATTATCACCTTCGATTTTGATGATATTCGCATCGATTCCTTTTGCTGTTAACCACTGTACAATTGTATCTGCATTGATTTTCAACTTTGCGACATCGATTTGTATTAACTCAGCTGATTGATTGATTTGTGAGATGATTTCACCTTTTTTTACTGTACTAAGGATATTCTTTTCAGTAATCTGAACGCGACCTTCCATGTCTTTCACATAAGCATTTGTAGCAAATTTATCATTCGCTTGATTTTGTGTATAGACTTCTGTCTTTTTTGCTGCTAAATCGATACCTTGTTCATTGATAGTAAAACGATTATCAATTTGAGTCGCTTTCTGATTGAATTGTTGTGTAGCTACCTTATCAGCAATATCTTCAATCATTTTATCAACATTAGTTTGATCTTTCGGATGTAACCAAAACTCTGTCGCTACTTTACCACGCTGTAGCATCGGAAGGGCAGCTCGTACACGTCCATTTCTTTGAACATAATAACGCCATCTAACCCACTCTTCGTTAGCTGCAACCTTTGAAACCATCGTCATTCTTGCCCAATCACCTTGTTTAGCCCATTGGATTTCTACGCGCTGCGTTCTCATTCTAGTTCCTTTTGTAGCATTCCAGAACTCAATTTCCATCCACGCTTTTTGATCTAGTGAAGCTATATTGTCAGTAGCAAACCAACCTGTCGAAATAAGATCTTCACCAGTTGTAACTGTTATAAATTCAGAAGCGGTGCCAGACCAGTGATCACTAGTCTTTCCAGAATAATCACTCCAAAAAGTTGCATAACCTTTATATTTTGAGCTTAGCTGAACAGCAGTACCTTGATTAATTGACCAGTACTTGTTACCTAATTCAAGACCTGCGTTTCTGATCTCGTTGATAGACCCAATACCGCCAACATACTCCTCAACATCTTTCTTTTTCATTGTTAGACTCAGTGCTTCAGAATGTTGTTCTAACTTTGTAGTAGCTTGAGTTAATGTTTTCCCTTGTTGTACTTGGGTCTCTTGTAATTTCGAAACACTTTGAGTGATTCCGTTCGCTGTCTTCTCTACTTCCGTAACACGTTTATCAAATCTGCTTTGATTATTTTCAACTTTTGTTACTGTTTCTTTGATTCCATTCACACTTTTTTCAATCTCGGTAGTTTTATTAGTTAGGATATTTGCTTGCGTTTCTACACTTGTTAACTTCTCGCTAATTTTCCCAGCTTGCTCTTTAATTTCAGTTGTTGTTTTCTTCAGATCATTTGCAGTTTGCTGCACATCAGATATTGTCTTTTTTGTGCCTTCCACATTCGATTCAACTGTATTTAATTTACTGTTGATATCACTACCTTTTTTAGTTAACGATTCAATAGATAATTTAAATCCGTTAGAATCCTGCTCAAACTTCGTTATCTTCTTATCAATCTCACCCTGTTTATTTTGCACATTAGAAATCTTACGACTAACACCTTGTAAGCTTTCCTTCACTTCATTGACTTGTCCCGTGGCTTGATTTTGCGCTTCCTGCACCTTTTGGTTTAGCTCTTGTTTTGTGGATTCAATATTTTTATCGACTTGTTCCAATGTTTCTTTCTTAACGGATTCCACATCAGGAACAACAGGATCCCATTTACCATCCTTCCACAACTTCAGAATACCAGGCTTTCCTTTGCTGATATCTTGCCACAACGTTTTTCTATCTTTTAAGTTTTCTGTTGGTGGATTTACGCCTTCAATAATATCAACGGTATTGTTCTTCAAGTTTTCAGCCACTTGTTCAGCAATTTTCTTTGCTGCTTCCGATTCTTTTCGAATGACTTCTGTTTCTTTTACGTTTTCTTGAAGCTTTTTATCTAACGTATCTAGTAATTCTTTAGATGCTTTATTTGATAAGCTACCCATGATTTGTGCGTATAACCTATCGATAAGGCTTCGTGTATCTGCAATTTCACGATAGTTACCAAAGATATATTTATCTTTTGATGGATCAGTGTCACATTCATCAGCTGCGATTAACCTAGCTTCTAAGAAAAGTGGTGGACTAAACCCTGTATCTTTTATTCGTACCGTATCTCCTTTACGAACCGCTTCATGAGATAAACCGAACACTTTTTCAAGTGCAACTGCATCAACTTCATACAAAGTAGAACTATCAATTCGTTTCTTTAATTCGGCTTCTGTTAATTGTTTGAGTCGTTGCTTCGTCATATCTTGATCTTCTGTTTGAGGTGAATAAATATCAAATAAATGCTTACCATCTTTCGACCAGCGTTGTAATGCATCATTATTACCTACGTACAACTTTCCACCATTAATATCTTCAAATGTTAGAAACTCTTCTTTCCCAGTATCAGGATTTTCTTTAGATGGCCCAACACCTACAAGAGCGGTTACTACATTTTGGCTATTCTCAATACGACGGATGCCTTGTACATCTTTTCCTAGCACGAATTCTTTCCCATTGTCACGGCCAATCTTTTTTATTAAATCTACATAACGACCGACAATAAAAGAACCCAGTATTTCTATTCTGAAACGAATCTCAAGTCCAAAAGTAGATGCGATTTGTTTTAAGAAATCAAGCGGATTTGTGAAATCCTTAATAGGAATGGTACGTACACCACTGTACTCCGTAATCCCACGTTTCCATTCTGTACCTTGTAAAGCAAAGTCCATAGATTCGTTGACTGTAGTAGCTTGTAACGTTTGTGGTTTAATTACCGCTGCTTTCTTTAGCTTTGTATGTTCCCCGAGTGCGTGAATTTTTTTAGAACGATCTGCTGTATCTTGCTCTGCTTCTGTAATAACATACGAAACAAAAGTGCCATCTCTGGTTTGTTTTACTATAATATTTTGCTGTACAAGAGACGCCGATATTTTTGTTCCGTCCATTGTATTGAACTCTAATTGGTCTATATTATTTTTAAGCTCCCACTGGCGGATATCGTTCCAATAATTTTTTTCTTGTATAACACCAATGATTTTCTCTGTTTTAAAGTCTACAATGTGTAATAGATTATTTGTTTTATTCATCGATAGCGCTCCCTATACGCGACATCCACTTGACCTATGTTATTTGGAAAAACAGTTAAATCGTTCTTCCCTTTTTCAATACGTATATAGTCACTCAGAAAGTCTTTTATATTAATTGCATCCGCACCGTTAATACGAATACTCGCATCCGATGAATCAATTTCTACAACGTCTCCTTTTTGAACAATGTAGGGGATTTGACGTTCTGTATTGCTGTTTACTTTTTGCACTTTAATATCGTGCACAGCTGCAATTAGCGAAGGTGCATCATTAAATGCACATATATGCACAACAATTTGAGCGACCTTCTTCATAAAGCTATTGCCCGTATCGTACCATTGAGCAAATTTTTCTGTATGATAATTTCCTTTTTCATCGATCAAAGCAATATCACCTTGCCAATAGTTCCCTACTCGTGCAATGTGTAGTCGACCATAAAAATCATTCCATGTTGTACGATAGTAACCAGTTTCCGCTATAATCCTATGATTGTAGTCACCGTTTCCAACTATGACTTCACCGAAATTCTCGCTAGAATTTCTATATGCATCAAACATGCCTACTTTTCCGACTACAACGCTACTCTCATCTAATAAATAAAGCTCTACACGTCCCATAGTTGCAGGGTTTAAGTTCCGGCATTCGACTATTGCATCAAGTGTGAAATCTTGCAATGGACCTCCAGTGATACTTTTTTTCACTGCGGGTCCGTGCCAATATTGACCTTGACCGTAATCTGATGGTATAAAACGTGCGCCGTCTGCGATTATTTTCCCTGCTACGATTCCGTAGTCTGACACAAAATCTTTCCCTACTTCTGTCCAACCCACTAAGGAATTCGCTTTATCGTGCATAACCAATTCGTACCGATTTATCGGTGTTTCATCTACCTTAACTGGATATCCTATACGGAAATGCTGATTTCCATTTTCATTTACAATATCGATAAATGTAGAAGGGTTCTCTACTTGTATCTTAAATTTTGGATCAGCAAACTTTGATCCTGCATTATTCACTATAGCTTTAAGTAAATTATTACTTTCTACTTTCGCTTTTACAGATTGTTGTGTACCTAATTTAAATGCTGACGTACAAATAAAAGTTATCTTGCATTGGTAAAGTCTATCTGTTTCCAGTAGTTCCTCCACAGATTCTTTCATACCGTAATATGTCATTTCAGGTTCATCTGTAAATACAATCGGTACCTCTTCTTCTGTATCTAATATAGAATTCAATTCGTTTAGGCGTTTTCTTAAATCAAAAGAAGAGGCCCCTTTAAGTGTAATATCTACTTCAAGGGGCACCTCTGGGTTTCTCTTTTGCACATAGCGGGATCCAGGACGATTTTGGGTAGTAATCCTGCTTATTTCATCACTCATTACACCGCGACCTTTTGGTATTCCTACCAAAAGATAACCGTCATTATTTTTATTTGTAAACTGTTTTTCTAAGTCGATACCATTAAAAATAAGCAGTTTACTCCCTCCTTCCTAAAACGCTTGCTTACGTTCTTTAACAGCCTCTTGCTGACTTGTAATATCATCAACAAATCTTGAGAATTCTTGCTTGCCAAGCTGTACATTAATATAAGCCGGTTGTTTATTTGTTGTTTGTCCATCCGATTCACTTGTATTGCTTCCATTTTGGTTTTTACTTACAGCATCTTGTCCAAAATTAGAAATTGCGGATATTCTTGAGGCATTTGCAGGTGTTTTGTATCCAGCAGAAACCATTGGAATTGTTGTCCCTGATACAGCCCCCATTGAAACATCACCAAGTAAAATCCCTTCTGATAACGAATCAAATGCATTCCTCACTGTTACTGCCATATTCTTTGCGGCTCTTAAAACCGGGTTCTCCATTTGGTTAATACCCCATATTAAACCTTCACCGACGTAATTACCTGTATCTCGCATTTCCCTAGAAGGGGACTTAACTTGTAATACTCTATTTACAGTACTAACAATGCTACTTCCTAAATCCTTCGCAGCATCTATTGCATCGCCAATCATCGAACCAATTCCACCTATTAATCCTTGAACAATATTTACCCCAGTTTCAAAGAGATCGACATTTCCTAAAGACTCTAATAATTGACTGCCAATTTCTACACCTGAGCTGAATACTTCGCCAATTAAACTCAAAATACCGTCAATTAGAGCACCTATTAGTTCAACGCCAGCTGCTAGCAATTGTGGTAAATGTTCTATAATTGCTTTTAACAATTCCGCCATTAACCTTATTGCAGCAGAAACCAATTGAGGTAGCACTTTAATTATCCCGTCTATTAATTTAGTTAATATTTGCACACCTGCATCTATAATTTGTGGTAGATTTTGTACTATAACCTCAGTAAACTTCGTAATTATTTTAATAACCGCATCTACAATCTGAGGGAGCATTTGAATAATCCCGTCTACCAGTTTTATTAAAATTTGCATTCCTGATTCAATAATTTGCGGTAGATTTTGAATAACAACCTCAGTGAATTTCGTAATGATCTGCATCACAGCATCAATTAATTGAGGTAGCACTTGAATGATTCCCTCAATTAATGAATTAAGGACTTTAATCCCTGCATCTATAATTAACGGCAGATTTTGAACAATGGTATTTAATAATGTTGTCAGAATCTGAATAGCCGCTTCAATTAATTGGGGTAGCATTTGAATGATTCCATTAACTAAAGATAGTAAAATTTGAATCCCTGCATCTATTAACATAGGAATCATAGGAATTATTGTTTGAATGAACATTGTTATAACTTGTATTGCCGACTGTACAATCATAGGTAACATCTGTGTAATACCTTGAACAAGCGCGTTTATAATCTGAACCGCCGCTTCTATAATGACAGGTAAAGCCGTTACAATAGCCGTTACGAGTGTTTGTATCAAAGAAATACCAATTGTTATAATCTGCGGTAACAGCGTTGTGATACCTGTTATAAAGGTTGTAATGATTTGCAAAACGGCTGCTACAATTTGTGGAAGTGCTTGCGTGATCCCTTGCACTATTCCAGTGATTATTTTAATTCCTTGTTCTAGAAAAACAGGTAATTGAGTCGTTACAAAATTTGTTAATCCAGAAACTAAGTTATTCAGGATTTCCCCGAACTTAGTAACCATTTGAGCGTCACCAACACCAGTTGCTTCTGTCATTCTTGCGAACATAGTGCCAATTCCAATGACTAGCCCAGGTACACCGCCAATAATTACGGCAAGTAATGAAGGAAAAATTGTTTTGAACAATTCAGTCAGTCCAGAAAAATCACCATGGAAAGCCTGTACAATAGCTTCTTTCATTATTCTAAATGCTTCTTCAATTTTGCCTACAAATTTATTGATTCCTTGTATAACCTCATCGTTCATTCCGATAGAACTAAGCATTTTTTCGCCATTTATTTGACTTCCGAATACCAACTGGAATAAGCCTTTGATCGCTGTTACAGTATTATCAACGGCTTTTCTAAACGGCTCTATGTTTTTATATGCATACGTAAACCCTACTGCTAATCCAGCAATTGCAGCAGCTACAGCCCAAGCTACAGGGCTGACGACCATTAACCCTAAAACCAATGGTTTCACCATTTGCCAAACTAAAAATAAGGCTGCTCTATATCCTTTTAGAAGTCCAATACCGACTGCTAAGGGAGCAAGAATCAATGTTAATGCTGGAACTAACATCATAGTTCCCTGAATGAATTTAGCTAGAACCGGGTGTGCTTCATTAAATTTAATTATCAATTCTGCTATCGCGGTTACGAATTTATAAACAGGTATCATAACTGCTGCGAAAGCTTCTTTCATCGGATTAAAGGCTTCAGATAGCTTTTCTAGCATTTTTGTATATGCTTCAGCATATTTTGGATTCATCTCCATGTTAGCCTTGTGTAATGCGCCATACAATAAGACAGAAGAAATCGCAGCAGCGAGCGCAACCATTTGCATTCGCATTAATCCCGTATTTATTACTCGTATTTGTTCGTTTAATTCTTTCATTGACGCATTCGGACCAACAAATTCTAATGCTAATTGTGCCGCACTACCCCTATTCGCCATTCTTTCGATAGCCTCTCCTACAGCTAACGCCCCATGTGACAAGCTGTATAATGGATTTCCCATTGTTCTTAGATTGTCTCTGAGCCTAGTTGCTGTAGGAGTCATATTGTTCATGGTTGCAATTGTTTCTAAAATAGCAGCTTTTGCTTCAACATTATTGTTTATTAATGCATCATTGGCAGCTTTTTGCGCTTTACCAATCTCATTAACTTGTGCAATTAAATCTTGAGCTGAACCAGTATAAGTATCCATGCTCATAGCAGTTTGCAAATATTGAAGTTCTACTCGCTTTAATTGTTCTATATGCGGTTTCATAGCTTCTCTTTGTTGTCTGTTTATTTCACGTATTTCCCTACTTAATTCGCTATTCGCATCCCCCATATTCTCGATGCTTCTTCGATACTCCCAAGATGTACGATTTGTTGTTCTAACAAAATCATTTAATTGACTTTGCATAGCCGCCATTTCTCTTCGCATCTGATCTGTTTCCGCTCTAAACTGAACTACTAATTCTTCTTGTGTCGCCAAAATCTCACCTACCTTTCAATCAACCGAAGTTGAGACTTTGTAAGAATTCCATATTTTCCTCAGCCTGTTTCGCGCGGTTTTCAATAGATTTTTTCTTCTGTTCATCAGTAACCATTTTCGATCTATCAAATAAATCTTTTGGTTTCATACTCTTCCTTGGATTACTGTGATAAACCGAGCGCATCATCAGAGCAAATATGCTATAGGTTTGCAATTCATCTAGATATTGTTCATTTCTCCCTGTCATCATATTTTGAAACTCGCGGGGAGTCAGGTTCATTACCTCATTTGGTAATAAACCTAAGTATCTAAATCCATCTTGCTGTACCTTGTCTAGTTCTTCTCTAGTAAAGTCGGTTGTTCTTCGTCCGTCCCGTACATCTCGTCCGCCATCTCTTTCAGTTCCGGATTCTTCGCTACCAATTGTTTCTTCATTCGTGTTTTTAATTTCTTCGTTGTCGCTTTGTAGAAAAAATTATCTGCTACTACTTCGTTAAGAATTTCATCAATGAACTCTTGCGAGATTTTCTCTGCTTCGAATTGCTTTTCAATTTCAGTAACAACTTGCTCTCTAGTGATTCCTTCACCTGTATGCATTAATCCAAAGTAAATAGCGTCTTCAAACATATCTAAATCACCTTGTAAACAAGCTCCAATAACTTCTTGTGCGCCACCTTTATATTTCTTGTTTAGCTCAGCAATTGTTTTGTAAGTAAGTTTTAATTCGTGTTCTTTCCCTTTAATTTCAAAACGCATATATATCAATCTCCTTTTGATTGGATGTTATTTTCAAATTTAAAAAGAAGCGGTAAAAACCGCTCTTTATTCTCCTGCACCTTTAGGAATCTCAGTTAATGTTTCTGTACGTGTTGTACCAGAAAGCTTTGTCTCTACTGAATAAGAAACAAATTCTCCAGTAGATGATGATCTTTCAAAAGAAGTCAGCATATATGTTCCAATTTCAGCTTCTTTTGTACGCTTATTAATTTCATAAATCTCGATGTACTCTTTGTTTCGAATAGTAGCTTTTGCAGCCGGGTAGAACACGTCTCCCTCTGATAACGTACAACCAAATGAACGAGTCTCAGATACTTTACCATAGTCATTAATCGTTCTATCTTTCGACTCTGCTTCAATCTCATCTGCTTCAATACTATGGGATTCTTCGTTTTGATCAAACGGACGAACTAATTTTTTTGCTGTTGGATTTGCTGGATCCTTTATCATCGCAGCGATAATATATTCGTCACCACGATACATTTTATTTTTCACAGTAGGTGTTGTTTCAGTTGTGCCAGCCATACATTCACACTCCTTAATTCAAGTAAGTTTGTTGGTATTCAAAAATCATTGTTAATTGAGCTGAACCAACCTCAACTGGGGCGGTAGTAACTCTTCTAAAATAGACGGTATCAGTCGATTCACTTCCATCCTCATTACGAAGCCTCAATGTGTAACCGCTGCGTCTAATTAAGTTTGCAATCTCATCAGATAGACTCATAGCTTCCTCTGTCGTTGCATTAAAAAACCTCACTGTCATTGTGTACAGTAAGGTGAATGTATCCTTTGTATTTTTCAAATCATTCGTTAATAAGTGCGGGAAGTACACTGAAGGCACTCTTATTTCTTCTGGTACCTGCTCATGATAAGCGAATGTACCTTGAGGCAGGTTATCGAAGATGAAGGCTTTCATAGAACCATGTATTTGTGCATACATAACCTAACCTCCATGTACCCATTGTCTAAATTTACGGTCGAATGCAGTTTGGAACATACGCTCATAGATAGCGATAGCATTATCCCAATAAGGACGACCTTCTATAAATTTAGCAGTTAACATCATCCCAGTCGGTGCATGTGGATCATATTCGAAATTATGACCTTCCCATCTTCCAGGGACAAATCGTCTAACTTGTTGGTGGCCGTCATTTACAACCTTAGCATAAGAAACCGAAGTACCCACATCAAGTGTCAATCCACCATCAGAAGAGCGCCATACGTTTTCTCCATCTCCTTTTGTAAATGAATTCAAAAGAAGCCTAGTGTCTACAACTGCTAGTGAAATGATTTGATTTTGAACCTCTTCTAAAAACTGAAATCCGCTAGCTTCAAGCCATAAAGCAACGTTCTGATCTAACCCGTTCGCCATACGATTCAACTTAGCACTGAATTCTCGGAATCCTCTAGTCGTTATTTGGCTAACCATGGCTCACTCTTCCTTTCTGCAGTGGCCTTTATATGCGAAACCTCGCTAGTAAGTGGATGCACTACCGGAAAAGGATTGCGTATATAATAAACGACATCAGTATTCTTGTTGATTACCTTGTCATTATGTTTTATATCTGTACCAGGCATGAATAGCACTCGTGTGTGCTGTTCATTTAATTGATTTGGTGTAGATTGTATTGCAGTAGGTCTAGCACTTACTACATTCTCTGCAAAGTAACAACTTTGCTCTGCTATATCAGGAATTTTATTGTAATAATATACAGTTTCTCCTGGCTGACCAAACTTACCTGGTTGCTGTTTCTTCTGCAAATGGTAAACATCACATGCGTGGACCATCATTCCTTTTAGAGACATTAAATAGACCTCATTTTAAATATGACTTTCTTTTTACCTGCGTTAGGTATAAATCCCTTTAATAAATTAAGTACATCCGGTTTGGTGATACTTGAGCTATCCTTCGTATACGAATAATCCCCTCCACCAACACTTTCAGACTTAATCCCCTCCATAGCTTTCGTATCAGCATTTTTATAAGCGTAATGCTGTGCCAACTTCTTACAAGCTAGTTTTACCTCTTTAGGAATTACCGGGAATCTCGTTATATCAGCGAAATTAGCTATGTTAGGAATATTATTAATCTCTGTTTCCGCCTCAAGTATATCCTGCTCCAATAAAGGAACAGGACGCTTTTTTACTTCAGGCAGCACAGTGTAATCTATTAATTCTTGAGCAGTAATAAGCGACATACCTATCACTCCTCTCCTTTAGATTTACTACCTTCTTTTCGGACTGCAAATTGTTCGTTACCACTTAGATAATCGTACGTTTTCTTTGTAACCTTCTCTTCTTGCTCCAATAAAAATAGACGTTCATGGACGTCATATGTTTTCCCGACTATTAATTTAGCATAGTAATTCAAAAGTCATCACTCCTTAACTTTGATAACTTTTGCCACTGCATCTTCCTCTTCGAACTTCACATCAACTTTCGCAGTTAAAACAATAATGAATTTACGAGCGCGAATATCCTTATCCACTTCAATTCGAATATTACGGCTCATACCTGTCACAATATTTTTAGGAAGAGTTAATAAAATATCAGATACAGTATTGGCTCCATCATTATATGGCTGTAACATAGCAATCCCCTCTACTGGAATACCATAAGCAGAAGCTAAACCACCTTGAAGTGAAACATCCCCTAAGTTAGTTTGTCGCATTGCTACTTGATCTTTCCATTCAATTTCTAAACCATGTGATGTGTAAAACTTCCAATCTTTAGGGTTACGCAGGTATTTAGCAGGAACAGCTTTATAAGCTTTCTTAAATACATCTTTAGTAAATGCACCTGCAGCACCATCTACAACATGCGACGTTGCTTGTTTACGTAGACCATCTAATAAAGCTAAATAAGGATCTGTAGATGCTATATCACCATTCAAAATTAATTCTTCAATATCTAATGCAGCACGATCTGCAATCATCTGCATGATAGTATTTTGAAGATTCCCACCCTCAATATTGTTTTCCAATGTATCATAAGTAATATGCACTTCAGCAATTACTTCTTTGGCATTTAACGTAATTGTACTAGTAGATGGAGCAGAGCGATCAGAATCTTTTAAAGATACACCTTCAACACCAGGACGAAGAATACGGGAACCAAAGCCAATCTTTTCAATTTTAAGTGTGTCTGAAGCCATTTGAATAAAGCGCGAATCCTTTAAAATAGTAGGGGAGTTTTGCACCATACGTAAGAATGTATCAGCTTGTTCAGGATTCATTAAACCACCACTAGCCAATGTGGCAAGAGTAACGTCTGCTTTTTCAATAATTGTTTTGTTATTAAGTGTCATATACCTTTTCCTCCTTCAGGCTTACAGTAAGCCATTCCATACAGATTTTTTGACTTCAGTTTTTTCAACAACATCAGTATCTTGTTGATTGCTAACGCCTTGAGATTTTTTCAACGTTTCAATCTCTTCTCGTAGAGGAGCAGTCGCAGCTTCAACAGCTTTTTCTACTCTAATATCTTCTTCTGTTTTTTCCTCGTCGAGATTAAGATGTTTTTTAACAGAAGCTAATTCCTCTTTAATTGGATTCACTGCTTTCTCTACTGCGGATGCTAATGTCTTTTCTAACTGTTCTTGATTAAACTCCATATTATCTTCCTCACTTCCTGCACCTTCTGTTGACGGTACGACACGTGTTTTTAGATTTGTTAAAGAATCAATAGCTGCATCGATATCAGCCATGTTCACATTACTGATTTTCATACCAGCTTTTTCTACTGCGGAAAGGAATGTTGCTTCATCATCAGCATCTTTCACAACTTCAATCTGTTTTTGCCCACTAAAAAAGCCCTTCACCAATTGGAAAAAGGACTTCATTTGTTTCTCTTCAGTTTTAGTTACTTCTTCCTCAATTACTTCTGTCTCGGCAACTCCTGCAAGGGAATAGCCTGTCATTTTTCCATCTTTAATATCTTTCCATATCTCATCGGTTGCTTCTGTCACCAGTACCCATGTACCTTTTGTGATTATTTCACCGTTTATTTCCATATCGACAGGAGCTACATAACTTTCTACTACTTTTCCTGCTCCTGCATTAAAATCATGTTGAGTGTCGATATTACGATACTTAGCAATAAAATTATGAGCGGATTTTTCTATTTCTTCCGCAGTCATGAAATCCCCGTGTGCGTCATGAGTGTTTGGGTCATCCGCGCTGCCAGGTGAGTATACAATTCCATATACAAGTTTTTGCTCTTCGTCTTCACCTTTAATAATTTTTACTTCTTTTTCAAATGTTGGTTCCTGTTCACTTTTCGTTAAGAAGAATTTCTTTTTGTTTGCAGCTTTATCCACAATAGAAACAAAGCTTACATCCACGTTTTTTAGTTTTCTTGGCATTTACTCACCCCCTTTCAAATATGAATCAGCTTAATTTTAGAAGTCTTCATTTCATGTTCAACTCCTTCAAAGTTTCTTCCCTCATCTTCTGTTTCTCTTCTTCAGATAGGCCTAATATATTGTTATCTACGGCAGGGGACATAATACATTTACAGTTAATTCTTTCACGCCCACTTAACGAACTATCACGAGGAAACATACACCGTTCTCCAGAACCGGGGAGCTCAAATTCTTCCTCTACCAGAACCGTTGTACCGTCATAAGCCACATGATTGTCACGAGGTCGATTGTTCTTTGTACCGCTATGACGCCACTTCTTACCTATTACAGCAGGGGATTGGCGATATGATTCAAATTGAGAAGCAGAACATGCTGCGAGGACCTCTGTCTGCGCTGTTGTCTTTGCTCTTTTACGGTCGAATTCCGGTAGCTTCGCAAGCTCTCTTGCTATTTCACGAATACCTTTCCCTTTCTCTAATCCCTCGTTTAAAATACGCTCTACCGCTTTTTGCGAGTTAATCTGCATTAACTTACCTAATTCATCAGACCAACTATTAATCCACTTTGTAGTGCGTTTTGAGAAGACATTAAACTGAATATCAGGATCAATTGCATCCATGAAAGCTTTCGTCATATCCTTCATCGTGTAATTAAGGAACTTCCTCGCTGCTTTACTCAAACTTTTAGCGAATGTATCAGCTCCAAATAGACTGCCAGTAACAAAGTTAATAACATCCTTTTTCGTGATACCCTTTTCGATAGCATCCTTTTTCGTATAGTTCTTAATTCCATCAACAATGTACTTCTTCTGCTTCCGAAGTAGCTTGGCAACTTCCTTTTCGAAGTCCTCAACGTATCCCGGTAACATGTCCAATACTTCCAGATCATCAGGCAATGAATCTGTAAAATCACCAGTATCAGCTTTCTCTATCCACTCATTTAATGAATCTAGCAGTTTATCAATCTTCTGCATCTTGCATCGACTCCAATAAGTCTCGTACATCTTTCATTACATTTACGAGTTCTTCCTTAGCATTACCACCAGCTGATTTTTGTAGCTTCTCACTTAACCCTTCCTCCCAACCACTTACCTTACGATGTCTTTCTAAAACTAAAGCAACTGGTTTATCCGCTTCAGGAATATCATAATCTGAGAACTCTTTATTTAGCATATTGCCAGCAATATTGCGTATATCCTGGAATGTTAAACCACCCTTATCAGCAAGCACCTCAATGGTTTTAACCATATCCTCCGTGTTACTGATCTCTGATTTTCGTAGGTTTACGTATACGTATTTTAATCCATATGGAAGTAGCAGCACATTGTTAATAATAAATTCTAAAGCGCTTCGTTCCGGTTCAAATACCTGCTCCTCTGTAATCTCTCGTACAGATTCAGCAGTTGCTCTGTTAAAGTCGCGAATATAACCTACATATACGTCTGGTAAACGGAATGCTGATTGTACTTTTTGACGTGATTTCTCATCGTATTCAAGGAATAGAGCATCATTTTGCAGGATATCTGCTAGTGATTTAAGCTCGATATCCACTGACGTTGGAGTATCACCTACAATACCCTCTTCAGCACTTTCCACTTGCAGTAGCAGATATTTATGTTGATTATCTTCACCTTCAACATTCGAAACATAATCAGTTAGAGCTGCTTCACTTTCTTCTGATAAAATCCCATTCTTCAGCAAGATAGCCATCGGAATATGACGCCCTTGTTTGAAATAGCGTAGATTTAATTCCTCTGCCTTCCTAGCTCCTACCATATGAACAACATGCGATACCCAACGTGGGATACCATAAGGGCCATTCCCTATCTTCAGTTGTATTACTTCAGTGGCGTTTTTTTCGCCAAATGTAGAAGTACCAAATTGGCCAGTTTCTTTATTCAAGAAGCGTGGATCCCCGAATTCTTTAAAGTACGTGTCAGTATTTCCTACTCGCTGCACATAGCGACGAAATAGTTTTTTTCTTTTAACTTGATTTCCGTTAATGGTATAAGTAACCTCTTGAGGTTTATCATCCTTACGTGTGACCCTCATGTACTGCGACAACATATTTACTAATTCAGCAGGTTTCCCATCTAAATTACGAATCACTTCAATATATCCATTGCCTGTGGTTTCTCTATCGTCGATACTTGTCTCAAGAACTTCTTTAAACGGTTTGTCGAAACTAAAGAAAGGAATTACCTCATCATTCACAAAGGACCATTCCGTTTTCATCTCTGTCGTTTCTTTAATATCACCTTGCTTATACTTCATCTCATGACCAAATCCAGCAATATTACGCTTATATGCATCAATACACTGCCCTAGAATCGTACTATTTTCCCTAATCTGCTGCAAATCTTCAATTCTATAAGGCGGTTCGATAATATCATTAACTGCATTCTTCTCATTCTCGTACTCTTGTTGGCGAGATAATACTTGAGTACTTGTCCCTACTGCCTTAATTACCTTTGCACTAACTTTCCTTTTCTTTGTCATTAAGTTGCTTCACCTCATTTCTTTTTCTTCTTTTTACGTAATCCGAATATAATCGTGTTAATGAAGTATCTCGTTTCGTCCATGTGATGGTCATTCTCTTTAAGTGGTTTATCTTCACCGCGTTGGATCGCTTTTTCATCCCATATATAAGAGGCAAACTCCTTAAACGTCTCAACGCAGCAATCGTTAAAGTATGTTCTGCCTGTATTAAGCACTATACCAACGTTTCCAATGCCCTCTTTCACATTATTACGAGCCTTATATACTTTCCTCTTATTACGCATCAATACAGCGATAAACGAAGCAGCCGAGGGGTCAACTACTGTTCCTTTAATTGGCAAATCACCAACGAATTCCTCATAGTCTTCGTAGTATTCCTGATCTGTTTTCTGCTTCTCTGCATCACGGCCACTATAATGGTACTCCTTGATTTTATACCACACTTCTTTGTCGCCTTCTTCAATACATTTACCCCATAATCCATACGCCATAGCGTTCTGCGTACCATAGTCGCAGGACACATAGTATTCAACGTAATTACGATCAACAGAATCAACTTTGTGTAGTTTCTCATCAAACATATCAAAGATAAGTCCAGAAGCAGCTGCCCATTCACCTTTAATATATCTCCGATAGAAAACACCACTATACATACGGTGATATCTTCTTTTCGTCTTCTCATCTAATGACAAATTATCATCCATAGAGAATTTAAGGTACAGTAGATTTTTTTCTTTCTTTTGATCCAACCACTTCTCTTTAAACCAGTGATACGGTCCTGCAGGGTTACAGTTGAACCACATTTTCGAACCAGTTACAGACAAACGGCCTGTTGCTTGGTTAACAAAACTTTGTACCATCAGTGCCACTTCATCAAAAAACATGCCAGCGGCAGTAATTCCTTGGATCAAATCCTGGGAACTTTCATCTTTACCACCAAAAATATAAAAGAAGTTTGTCACACCGTCTTTAGTAATAGTAAGCATATTTTCACTGCGGTGATCTTTAACCTTATACCCACGAGACTTCAACATCTTCTTGAGGGGCGTTATAACGTTACGACGGTGCGAACCAATTGTTTTCCCGCACATACCGAAGTTCTCACCTTCGAATAATTCCATTGCCCACATAACATAGGAAAGAGCCATCGATACTGTTTTTCCGGCACGAATAGAACCATCGCAAATAATCCCGTCATAATCTTTAACGGGACTGTTAGGCTTCCACCAGGTTAATACTTTCAGCTGCTTCTTGGAGAATGGCTTAAATTTGAATGGAGCAGGTTTCTTTTTACGCTTTGGAATCGTCGTCATGGTCATCCCACACTTCCTCTACCTTACCTTCTAGCGCTTCTTTGAAACCATCGTCTTCGTACTCATCGCCATCTTCACCCTTAATACGTGCAGTGTCAGCTTTTGTTTTTTCAATGTTAACTTTCATCTGCTCTAACTTCAATCGCCTCTCATCATCAGCATTTGCTAACTTATCGAACCTCTCAATCATAGAGGATAACGCTGTCATAGCGCGCGAATAAGCTGTAAGTAAATTAGCTTGTTTATCCCATGCAAACTGCACTGTGTACGCGTCTCCATTCAGTGATTCGCTAATCATCTCTTTTGACATATCGTTTTGACTGCGAACATGCATAATACGTTGTGAATTAAGGATATTGAAGTATTGCAGTTGAATAGAGTGGAATAGCATATCTAATTCAGTATGATTTTGTATTTCATCTAGCAATTCCATTGCATGCGGATCGTCACTCGGGATTATCTTCCTAAACAATCCATGCGTCATAGCGTTATGGTTCCCTTTTGGCGGGCCATGCCCTACTGCATTCTTGTTCCCATACTTAGGATTCTTGTTTCCCGGATTACCCACTGCATTCTTATTCCCAATGGGTGCACCTGTTTTCTTGGTTTGGGTGCATCCTTTTTCATCTTTTGGGTGCACCCCTTTTCGATTCCAGCCATGCCTTTTTCTCCAGGACTTAATTGTATTAATACTGACCTCATATTTCTCAGCCAATTCCTTATACTTCATACCTTGCATGTAATCTTCTTGAGCTAACTCGTGTTTTTGTTTCACTCCATATCACCCACCACCTTCTATATAATAGGAAGAAACTCGTCATAACTCTTCCTTATAGTAATTACTCTTTAAAATCCTTTTATTTAAATGTATAATTATATAAAAAGTTCTAAAAATTTGAATCGAGGTGAAAATCATGAGAAGTTTTAGTTCATTATTGATCTCTACTATCTGTTCAGCAATCCTCTTAGTTTGTAGTTCCCTTTCTTTTTATAATGAATTCTCAACAGGACATACATACTACTGGATTTACGGTATCATAGCCTTGGTTTTCCTTCTATTCTTTATCTTAAACGTGCGAGATATCATCAAGAAAAACTATAGAACATCAGGACAATAGGAGTTGATACATATGTGGAAAAAAATTAAGAATTATAGATTGAGCTTAAAAGATTTAAAGTTCATGTTATGGTTGTTCGGCATTACATGTTTTATATACGGCTACAATTTCATTACAGGATTAGCTTTTGACCACAAATTCCAAGTCTATTATTTAGGTGGCGCTATAGCGACATTCGCCGCATTTATGGATACTAAAAATAAGATTAAAAATAAGAATTATAAGACAGCGTAATGTAAAAGGGATCTTTCGGGATTCCTTTTTTCTATGCAAAATAAAAAAGCAGCGGATTCGCTACTTTCATTTCTTCCAATCTTTAAAGTCTTTATATTTCTTTTTATAAACTTTTTCGCTTACATTATCATGCCACTTATTGTCTTTCTCATCTCTACCATCTTTGAAGTTGAACTCGCTTATATCACCGTTTACATTTAGCCATTCTGGATTATTAAGAACATATCGATAAATAAACATCCTAGCTTTTTTTAATGAATCGAATTTTTCTTTAAATGGAATAAATTCATCATTTTTATATCTTATTACTTCATATACTCCATTTTCTTTATCTCCTCTTGTTTCGAAATACGGTTTAGTAAAACGATCCAACTTCTTCATCTCTACATCCCCTTTCTAATTAGATTCATTATACAAAATAAAAGAGGCTAATTTAGAAAGGTTTCATACTTTTTTATAACAAACCTTGTTCTTTCGCTCTCTCATAAAGAACTGTACGACTTACACCAGTAACTTCACATATCTTTTTTACTGTAAACTTATTCGTCTCTCGATTCGCAAGCAAATCTAAAGCATGTTCCATATTAGGATTATCATCGTCATATTTCTTAGGGCGCCCTTTATAAACACCACGTTCTTTGGCTAGTTCAATCCCCTCTCTTTGTCGCATTCGAATCAGGTCACGCTCTAACTGATTAACACCAGCCATGACAGTAAGTAGGAAAGTGCTGTATGGATTTTCACTTGTTGTATCTAACCAAGTATCTTTTATCGATTTAATCGATGCACCTTTTCCTTTAATTGTTTCTATAAGCTTGAATAAATCTTGAGTACTCCTACTAATTCGAGTTAAATCTGTAACGACGACTATATCACTTTCACACAAATTATCCAACATGCGTAGTAATTCTGATCTATCGGTTGTCGCCCCACTCGTTTTCTCCTCAAATATATAATCACATCCATAATCATTTAACTGTTTGAGTTGTCTTGCTAAGTTTTGTTCCTGTGTAGATACGCGAGCATACCCAAGAATCATCTCATATCTCTCCTTCGTCCGTATAAGTGTCCGGAAATTAACTATAAGCCAATAATACCATTGTTTTTCCGTACATGTAAACAGGACGTTAAGAGAGTTATATAATAAGGGTTTTAATTATGTCTGAAATGTGAACAGAATAAGTACCGAAAGAGTAGACCTAATCAGGACGTTTAACTATCTATATTTTCGCTTAGAAATTTTAACATTCCTTATACAACATTTAAATTTCATGATATAATTTCAATCGTGAATGAGAATTACCTCTCACAACCTGTATATTGTCTTGTTATTCGCTTTCTACATAGTAGGTTATAGCGAACGACAAGGCTTTTATTTTATACTTACTTTTCGTTCGTTGTGTTCGTTTGTTTTGTTAGACTTCAACATCGCAACGATACTAGATAAGCAAAAGAAAAACCAACCAATAAACCAAGTAGATAACCAAGGATTTTCATAAATCACTTCCATTTTTACCCGCAACCTTTCTCATTTCGTTATACTGTAATAAAAGGAGATGAATTAATATGGAAATAAATATTATTCCAAAATTTCTAGATGAAGCTGTAACACCATTAGCACAAAGAGCAGGGAATACTCTATCCTCAATTTGGACTATTGCATTTGGAGGAATAGATATCTACGCAGAAAAAGCTCAGCTAAAACGAGTTCATGCACTGAATCAATTTAAGCAAGAATTAGAACAGGCTGTATCATCTATACCAGAGGAAAATATAGTTGAACCACCATTACATATTGTAGGACCAAGCTTAGAGGCATCTAAATATTATTTCGAAAATGATGAACTAAGAACAATGTTTGCTAAACTTATAGCCGCATCGATTAACAAGGAAACAATCTCTAATGCTCATCCATCATTTGTCGAAATTATTAAACAGCTTTCTCCATTAGATGCAATTAATTTAAAACTATTTAAAGACAATAACAGACACCCTATAGTCAATTATGTCTTTGTTACTGATTCTGGCGGAACAATGCCTCATAAACTAAATACTTTTTTTGGAAGTGATGCTAATACAGATACAGATTTAAACGCAGCATCTATTTCAAATTTAGATCGCTTAGGCTTAGTTTCAATTTCTTATGAGCATCATTTAACTGATGATGCTCGTTATACACCACATGAAAATACACTAGAATACAGAGCCCTGAAAGAACATTTCAAACTTCGCACTCAAAATGCACCTGTTTGCGATATTGATATTCAAAAAGGAATAGTTGACGTTACACCGTTCGGAGAAAACTTCATCAAATTATGCATTTAGAAGAAAGTCATCGGTTCACAAATAAAGTGATCTGATGACTTTTTTCTTCCCCCTCACCTCTTATCTTTCCTTAACAACAATCAATCTGTTCAAATTAACGTTTAATGTGTAATTTCTATATAACAAAGAAAAAAGCACCGTAATAGGTGCTTTACCATTTACCATTAGCAAGATCTAACATTCTTTGATGATATTCTGGATCTTCTTCCTTAGCATCGAATGTTATACTTCTGTCTACATATGATGATAGCCAATCATAGTCGTATCTATGATCAGTCCAGGTAACAATAAATATCTTTTTGAGTTTTCTTCTTTCAAGTATGTCGTTTAGAAACTCATCCTTCACCTTACTATTTTTTTCGCAAAATGAATCCATTGGGTATACGATGGCGAAATCTAATTCAAAAGGAGTTCGCCCCCAGGTAGATCTAGTAAACAAAGAATCAAAATATAGAATCTTTCCTTTAGACTTGTAAGCTTGTCCAGAAGAAATTTTCTTATTTATTGGTACATCATATCCTGCATGTTCTAAAAAAGTTGTGATATTCTGCATTGAATTAGTTCTAAAAACACCACTTGTTAAGCTTTCATTTTGATTTAACATCTCTAAAACTAATGAATGCTTTTCATATTGATGCGTACCCTTAATTAACATGACTTTTTCTGAATCAGATTTAATAAAATCATTAATCTCTTTTATTGCATTTTCTCTATTATTCATTAATCTCTTCCCCTTTTTTCGTTTTCTCCATCTTTTTTATTATAACAAAAAAAGAAACCGTCACTAATGTAACGGCTCTTTCACAGCTTAGAATAATATTAAAGGGGATGGGAGAAACATTCACGAAAGGGGAATTTCAATATGAATCAATTTAAGAGTAATTTTCATACTCTTCTCCAAGCCACCGCATCATGTAATTTTTTAGCTCTTATTAGCTACACGCTTTACGTTCGTTGACTGGGAGAAGACTAAGAATCTTCTCGTTTTAAGTCCGTGGACTCGAGAGTTATGAGGTAACTCTCTTATAAAGGTTTTTTAATTTATATCCAAGACGTGTACTTTTCTCCCGACGCCTTGTTTGAACCAATACACTAGAGGGACGGAAGGGGAATGTTTCCGCTGTATTGGCTCAAACAAAGAGTGGAACTCTTTGCCCTCGTTTTGGTCATTAATAAGAATCGTGAGTAATTACTAATGTACGAGATCACGTATACTGTTTTAGATTTTTAGAATGCAAGCGTCACTCAATCATGAGCAACCACCCCCATTCCATTTTCAAGAGACGACATACTAGAGAGAAATAGACTTATATTTATTATCAACCCAGAGGACGCATTCCGAGCTGATTGATAAATATAATAGAAACAGCATGACGAATGCGAGTAATTTGCACCCGCCATACTGGAATATGTCATTGTTATACATTCATTGGTCTCTTCGTCTTAACACGGGTTCTTACCGCCTTGCCCGCCCTACTATGCGGTATACATTACCGTGACATTCTCGCATAAGAACGTTTCACTTATAGGTGTACTAATCCTTTTCAATATGCGATTGTCAAAGGGCTTGTACATTAAGAATATCGTTGATTTCATTATCAAAATTCCCCCTTTTTTATCGGCTTTTTGTCGACGTTTTTAAATATAAAAAAGGCAGAATCAATTTAATGACTCTGCTCTTTTTGTATTATTTAGTTTGTCTTCTCGTATTTACGATTAAGCTTTTCAGCGACCTCCTTTAAAAAAGCTTCCTTATCTTCAGCTTCTTTGAAGTTCTTTTGGAATTTTTCCCAATGATTATTCATATTATAATCTACCCTTCCAATAGACATTCCGTTATCAGTAGGTGCCACTAAATATTTTTCAGCCCCACTTATAAGATGTAAAGGATCACTTTTGCCAAATTGCTCTTTTAAAGATAATGATACAACTGCATACTTCCCGCCTTTATATTCAGTTTCCTCAACTTTATATAAAGCATATTCATTAGTACTATCTCTCTTTCCGTGCATTTTCCATTCATTATCTTCTGTTACTTCTATAAATGTATATCCATCGCTTTCCTTGTACTTGTCTCCCTTTTTAAAAGCTACCGAAGAGCCTCCACACCCTGTAAGTAAAATCAATATACTTACAAATAAAACTGATAATAGATTCATTTTCTTAAACATACTTTAATCTCCCTATTAATATATTAAAAATAAATTAATAAAATATATTAACATACAAATATTACATAATGCACTATTTTTCTATATCTTCAAATCATACCCAATGAAGTTGCAATTAATCGAATAGCATTTTTCTTCTTATTGTAGAAATGATCTTTCTTCATTGATAACTCAGTGTAGATAAAAATATCCTTTAACTTCTCACCATTCAAATACTTCATCTTGATAATCTCTGCCTCATCATAATCTAAAACGTATTGTAAGGCCTTATCAATTTGTTTGAATTTGATATTGCTAACATGTCTTGTATTCCTTATCTCAGGAAACAGACTAATTCCCTCCTGCTGTTGCTCCACTTCATTCTCAAAGCGTGCTTTTAAGGCGCGGTATTCTTTTAGAATGCTGACAACTTCCTTTTGCATCTTCTTCTCCATTTCTTTGTCCATTACTGGCAAGAATGCTAATTGTTCCATGAAGGAATCCCCCTATTTCTGAATTTTTCTTTTTACATTCACATCAGGTACGTGAAATTTTATTATCTCTTTGTTGAATAAGGGAAACATGCATAGCGAGTAGCCCCCACCATCCACTCTGCATGGTTCCGTTATCCATTAAGCTTTTAATAATTTACGTTTCTTTTTGGCCATCTTCTTTTTTGCTGCTTCAATGTTATTTGCTACTTTCTTATGGTCCTGATCTAATTGAATCATTCCATCAAACATAACTGGAGCTACTGCTTCATCAATGTATTGCAAGTAATCCACTGGTGCTCGTTCTGTCTGTTCTACTAAGTACCCATAAATATCAAAGTCTGCTCTTGGTATAGACTTCTTGCCCTTCGGTTGATGAGACATTCTTATATAAGATTGAATGATTGATAGTGGTACTGCGAATACTGACTTATCCTTACTAAACTCTATAAGGAAGAAACAAATCGCACCCATCTTTTCTGCTTTCTCCAGATAATCCAATTGATGCTGCGCAATGTTCTTTAAATCAAAACGTGTGTCCTTCTCTGTAGATTTAGCTTCAAACGCAATAGCTCGTCCCTTATACACGCCATCATAGTCTACTGTACTCTTTGCTTCATAGAATCCGTTTAATACTCGTCCACCTTTACTTTTTAACACCTTCACAGGAGTCGGACGCTTGTTTATAAGTGCCACTCCCCCTCTTTGATACATTTCGTTCGCTAGATTGATAAGCATTTCAAATGCCATTCCACGATTTCCTAAAGTCATTTTTAATTCCTCGCTCTCTATTTCAAATAATTATTTTATTTATTTTTTCACAACTAACAGCCGTAATATCTTATAATTGTTATATACTAAATTAAATTAATAAATAAATTAGGAGTAAGTAAAATGCCAGATTCACTAGAACTCATTCTTTTCATCCTTCTAGCAATTAGTGCTGTTGGCTATTTAACAAAAGAATTTCAAAAAACTAGGAAAAGAAAGCTTGGAATTTCACTAGAATTTTTAGTTCTTTTTTGGTCAATATGGAGAATATCGACTATCATAATCTAGTTTGTAAAATATAATACCCACTGAATAAAACTCAATATGCCGTCAATAATGTAAACAACCCATTTCTTAACCATATTCCATGATTGGAGCAGTTAGTTTTTGCTAACTGCTTTTTTCGTTCTGATTTTTCTACTCATTACATACATTTTTAACGTGTTCATTTTGTTCACTGAGTTACCTCCTATCTGTAGAGCAGCCTAAACGGTTGCTCTTTTTCAATTTCTCCTTTACTACAAAATGAAATGTTTATAAAAAGCTTTCTCAACACCTAACCAATGGAAGTGATTTACCTTTTATGGTAATGTATTGGTAATCCCATAAAGGTTTAGTGTTTCATTAAAAGGACCCGTCCCCCTAATCGGGTCCTTTTAAGCGTTTTTGTTTAAAATATCAGCTCTAAGTAAATTAGATACATTTACCAGTATGTTTACCACAACATTCATGTTAAAATCCCTTGTGAGTACGACATAACTCGACCTTATGGAGCCCTGCATCCCTACTCGCAGGGCTCTTTTTTTATTTAAATTAACGCTTCTTCCTTACTCCTCAACCAACTAAAACCGTGTTAAAATTAACCCATAATCTGTAAGGAGATATATAAAATGCTCTCACCGTACACATGTGTATCTTGTGATCAACCTCTTATACAACACGATGAACATTCGTTTATTCATTACTGCATTAATCCAAATTGTGATGAAGCAAAACTGCACTTATCTATGTTGGAAGAGATGGGGGTGTAAACCCTATCTCTTTTTCTTACAATAAGGATTTTATTTAAATTTCATAAAACTTCTCATTGTCCAAATAGGTTCAAAATTATCTATTTAGCATATATAATACTTTTAAGCAATTTAAATTTTATACATAAGTCATGGAGGCATTAAAATGGGGAGCGTCCCAAATTTACCACCACAACAATCAATCTCAAAAAAACAAATTAATCCTTACAAAAATCCACAAACGAATAAAAAGCTAAGACGTCGTCTTTTATTAGCGCTTGCTTTTATGCTACCTATGGTTATTTCCATTCAAATCTCCATTTATAAGCAAGAACAAATGATTCAAGAAAAACAAATTACACTTAATAAAGAAAAGAAAAGATTGTCTGAATTAGAAATGATAGGCCGTTATAATGAAAAAGATATTAAAACTTTAACAGAGAGCGAAGAAGGTATTTTAAAGTTCGCAAGGAAATTGTATGGATTCTCCAGACCTGATGAAACGATATTTCAAATAACTGAATAGCTTTTCAATACATAAGCGATTGTCATTAATCATGGAGCGATTTAATGATAATCGCTTTTTATTAAAATTCTATTAAATAACTATTTTGTATTAATTACTTATACCAGTATTCATTTATATACCAAGCTCTATGCCAATCGTCATCAGTACTTTCTACTGATTTGTTATGATTATTAGAATCCACTGGCAAGCAATACACTTTTGCATTATCTGGATCATTTTCTTCATCTTCAATTTCGATTTGAGTAACTTTTAAGTGGTACTCCATAATACTGTTACTAAAAACATCACCTACAGCAATATGCCAACCACTCGTTTCTAACTCTTCAACATATTTCATCTCCAATTCGCCTTTACGAATAATCTTTTTTACATTACACATACTACCCGTAAGCCGACTTCCCACGGCGGTACTCTTTTAAAACGGGGCTCACTCCTCTGTACTGTTTAAGACACGGCAGGTAACTTAGTCAATTACCTGCCATTTTCTATTCAAATAACGCTTTTGTATGGATTCACTTTGATAATTTAACTAATAATTTTTCGTACCATAAGCAATCATTTTCTAATCCGTTTCGTAGCAAGTGATAGAGCCTTTCAGCATCTTTATCAGATAAATAAATCTGTTTCCCCATACTGCACCTACTTTTCTACAAAATTCAAATTTGATTATTTAACAAAAATTAAAATATATAAATATTACGTAAAATTCTTGTTAAGATTGCTGTCATTCACACTTTTCTTCTAACAAACGACATATAATCAAGGTGCAAATAAAATCTTGCAAACTCATCAACATCCCATGTATTGAGTGCTAGGAGAAATCCTAGCCTTTTTTTATTTAGCCCCTGTAGATCCAAATCCGACAATACCACGTTCACTATCCGAAAGCTCGTTCACCTCAACAAAATGAGCTGTTTCCACTGGCGCTATGACGCCTTGAGCAATCCGTGTGCCTCGCTCAATAACATGAGCTTTCATATTAGCTACTTTAGGTATTTCAATGTTATCTACTAGTACTCCAACTTCCCCACGGTACCCACTATCCACTGTTCCAATTACCACTCTCAACTTTGTATTACGCGTCATACCACTACGCGGGCGCACCTGTAATTCATATCCTGGTGGAATTTCAAAAGCCAATCCCGTTGGTACAACCTTTGTTTCTCCTGGCCAGATAACTGTGTCCTCCGCTGCAACTAGATCAAAACCACTATCGCCCGGTTTAGCGTATTTAGGTAATTTCACGTCTTTTACTCGCTTAATCTTCACTCTTAATTTCATTCTTTCCCGCTCCTTATAAGTAACTTTTCAATTTCTCTTTCTGTTTCTTCAACACTTCCAAGGAAAGCTTCGTCTTCCGCTTCTCGTTATCCAATCCCACTAAGTGATATTCCATCTTACGAATTTCACTCTCTACTACTTGGAGTTCACTTTGCACCTGCACCGCAGTTTCTTTTTTCATTACTTCCCTCCCTTTGCTTTGCTAATTAACTTAGTGATTTCATATACACCGTTCTCCATCTCCATCATTCCAAATACACTCCTTTTATTAGATTCCACAACTCTTGTTCAGTCATCTCATAAAGTTGTCGTCCTGTCTTTTCTTCTTTATAAATTCCTTTTTGTAGTAATACATCGATGTAGATTTGTTTCCTGTTCATGTTTCCTCCTAGCTTCTTTTCTCCTTAAGTCTCCTTGTAGGTGTAGTTGCTGCCCTTTGTGGACTCCATCCTCTTTTTAATACTCTTGTACTAAATGTGCTATATGAAATACCATTCTCTTCAGCTAAATTGACCATATCTTCCATTGTTGCCCTCAATTTCTTTACAGGCTTTTTCGCCGCTTCCTCTGGTGACATCCCTTTATAAACACGAGTTAAAAATGTCATTTTGTTAATCCCATTTTCTAATGCTAATCTCAACCACTTTTGTTCTCTAAATTGATATTTCCGAGGTGGTGTATTAATTGCCTTATCAATATCCCACCCCATTTGATACACCCTACGATATAACATGTAATAGCCAATTCCGTTCTTCTCAGCTGCTTCATAATCTTTCTTTTCTAGCCATCTATTTATCGTCATACCGCTATGCCTCCTAATCCAAATTCATGATTTCCTCTAAGGTTCTATCCGAAATATAAGTAGTAATGATTTGTATTTTTCCGTATTTCTTTTTAGCCATTTCTATAGCTGTGCCCTCGGACTTCGCCTCAAACCAACGAAGCTTCCACTTCTCGTCTTTGTCGTAAAACTCTACTGAGTACGTCATAACGCTATTACTCTTCAAAAATCTTTCCGCTGTACTTGTTGCGCTATAATCAAAACTTCCTACTACATCCTCCAGTGTTAGTTGTTTCATGCCCCTAACCCCATTGGACGCGATTTGATTTTGTTCTTATCTGCCTGATCCATGATTAATGCAGCAATTTCTAATTGATGCCTTCCTAGCTCTTTTGCTATTTCAAGAATATCTTTATCCTCATCCCACATTTCTCGTAATCGAATCACTTCACTTTCATCAAACAATAAGTCCAACTCTTCTAAGGCGATATATAAGTTACGACGCGATTTCTTCATGTACTTTCCCTGCTGCAACGCCATTGTGTAATTCTCCTTTTCCAAATCCGTTCCAAGTCGTGGCATCCCATTTTCCCTCCAGTTGTAATTGATGAATCTCTCTTAGTTCCGCTATAACGGCATGACGTCTTCTATCGACTTCTTCAGGACTGCGATTCCCTGCTTCGCAAATACACGGTGCAAATTGATAGCAGCCATTCCCCATATCGTTCTGAATTACTCCCGTTCCTTCACATGCACACATCTTAATTCCCCCTTTTATTTTCAAATAACGCTTTTGTTTGGTTTTAAACTCCACACATTCCCTCGCACTCACCTAACATTTCGAATATATCCATCTGATTTACAGCAAAATCTATTTCATCTAAAGGAAGACAACTTCTATGTAAGTAACACTCTCCATCCATTCTTCCTAGATTCCTAATCTTCTTATCGATGTACACCGCATCTGCAAATGCTTCTGGATCATTAATCTTCAAATCACGCCACATGTTATTGTCATGGAATGGACAACCGATGCAACTGCTCTTTGCTGGTGTTCCTAATCCAGTCGATTCTACATAGTGAATGCATTTCAGCCTGTCCCACCATAAATCATCAACCAGTGGATGCTCTGCTTCTTGCCATCCTAACTGTATTGGTTTCACTCTTTGGATCTCATCAATACTAATTCCCTTCCACACATGCACCATCTCTTTTACTTTCTGGCGTGGTCTGTATCCCAATACTTCTCTTATTGTTTGATTAACCGGTTGTATTTTGTATTCTTGTGTACACTGACGCATTACCATTCCTTTTTGACCGTCGGCCGCTTTCGTAAAAAATGGCATGCTTGCAAACCTTGCGCCTGTATCGGAACCTCTTAAAATGGCATCACGAATGTTTTTACTTTTAACAATGATGATTTCTTTTCCGTACCGTTCTTTAATGTACGCATTCACCTTATCGATCCAATCATAAATACTTTGCGGCTCCCAACCAGTATCGCTAAATATGATGTAATCCGGTTTAACTCCATTTATTCCATGTTCCAGTGAATACAAAGCCAAAGCCGTTGACTGTGTACCGCCGCCAAAACTCAATACATGTATGTGTTCTTTGCCATCTTCGTACTTTGGCTTAATCATGTGAGCCTTCCTTTCTTAACAAAATTCAAATTTGATAATTAAAATGGCAATGCTTTTCTTCTGTAATCCTTTGTATCTTTGAAAACAAGCGCTTTAAAGTTGTTAAAAATACGTGATACAATTCGTTCATCATATGCACCTTCTAGGCGCTCTCCTGTAAGGTTTGTCGTAAAGATAGTAGATTTGCCTTGCCTTCCATCAAAAACATCGAATAACACTCTATTAATGAAGTTTGTTGCTTTCGTGTTGGCATCTAATGCACCTAGTTCCGCTCCTAAATCATCAACTATTAAGACTTCTGCCCTTACTAGGCTTCGTATAATTGAATCCTCAGTTAAAGTAGAATCTTTATTGAACGTACTTTTAATCTTCCGTAGCAATTCGCCGACTGTGACAAAGACAACCGACTTCCCTGCTCCTGCAAGCTGATCCGCAATAGCGTAAGCAAGATGTGTTTTCCCTGCTCCGCAATTCCCGGCCATAATCGTGTTAAACACCTTCTCATTGAGATAATCCGTTGCGATGACCTTTGCGAGTTCAAGGTTCTTCGCTCCTTCCTCGCTAGTAGGTTGGTAGTTTTCAAAATTAGCTTTCTTAATGTTGCTATCGGCTATCATGCTTTGTTGATGGAACATGAATTTCTTCTCATTTGCTTTATCAGCATCGTATTTCGCTTGTTCCTGTTGCTGAAGCTTCTTACTATCATTTTCAAGGAAGCAACGCGGGCAAACAACTTGTCCACCGAACTTCATCTTATTCATGCCATGCGTATCGCACACATCAGAATCCATAGTCATATTTACCTTTTTGGCTATATCGGTTGGTATTGCTGCCGCTGCTCTCTGCATTGTTTTGCGCTCCTTTTTTAGATTTCATTTGAATAGTTAGTTGATCAAACTTTTCACGTAGCTTTTTAGGAGATAAGATATTCCCTTGCCAGAATGGATCTGCTTGGCACCAATCAATAACATCTTTGATCTCTTGTAATTCACGGTTATCTTTTTCGCGCATCAACCTAAAGTCATTAGACCAAGTATCGAAGTTAGGCTCTTTTTGTTTAGGGTTATTACCCTTAATTTTTTCAAACAAATACTTCGCCCCGTTGATGTCGCAAGTTTCAAACTTGTGACGAGAAGTCTTTTTTTCTTTTTCTTTTTCTTTTTCTTTTTCTTTTTGTCCCCGTATCGTTAACGTATCGTGGGACGTATCGTCAAGATCCGCATAAACACTGACTTTTTGTACTAACGAGGTGTTTTCAGTTCGTTCTAGCACCAATCGTACTAACGACAAATCTTTAATACTTTTAAGCTCTTTCTTTATGCAATCCTCAATCGGCTTGCCACCTTTGTTAAGGTTGTATTTTCCCCAGTTAAGTATGCAAAGTTCTCTAGTTTCTTCGTTATAAACCACCAAATTATGATGATTAATAAAGCGATCCAATAAAGATTTTGCACTTTCGATTGAGTAACCCAATTCAAAAGCCATTTGTTTTCTAGTTATCTGATAAACTCCAATTTGGTTTGTATGCTCATTAGTCATTAGATAGAGGTAAAAGTATTTATCCTCTGGCGTCATCTCTTCTGAAACTCTTGCATCTGACCAGAATGAAGTTTGTACGTGTCTGTATTTCGCCATTTAGTTCACCTTCTTCATCCAACATTCATAGCTCACGTTGTCTTCCATGCCAGTAAACCGAACCTTTTCTCTTCCCCTGAACTTACCTTCATGATAAAAAGTTCTTTCTGCCCTATATATTCGCTTGATTGGCGTTACATAGTCATAACCCCGTTTTTCTAAATCCCGAACTGCTATTAACATCTCTTTCATCGATCCACGCCTTACAGGTATCTTAAACATCACGCATTCGCCCTTTCGCATACCGCTATGTCGCCTTGAACCTTAATTACTTTGTATCCTGGATAGCGATCGGGAGTAATGTACTCAATCGCCTTTACTCTTGCTTCTTTTTCATTCCGTGCGCCCTTCCACACCCACCTCGGAAGGACGACTTTAGATTGATTTTTGTCTAACATAGGCTTAGCATCTCCTTAGTTTGTTTGTTCTATTTTTTCTACTTGTTCTTCGATTTCAGAAGTTTCTTTTTCAGCTTGTTTAACCCACTTTGTTGATTTCTTAAGTACTTCTTCAGCTTGTTTTAATGTCAATTCGCCAACTTCTTTAATACTTAAGTGTCCTTTAATCGTGTCTTCATCCACTTTTCGAAGAGTAGCTAATTTTTTTATGTTTAATTTGATTGCACCGACTTGTTGAGCAGTAATTATTTCCTCTTGTATCTCTGGTAAATCTTCACCTGCGTAGATATACAAGCCTAATCCGTGAAGTGCAATTGCTTTTACTAAGCAACGCTGAATACTCGTATTAATGTCAAAGCTGTTAGGCTCTACAATCGGCTTGTTCTGATTGTTAAGTATCGGGTGAATCTGACTTAGTGGTATTCCTTGTACAGTTACTTCAACTTCTACAAAGTAACCACAATCTGTTTTGAGGTAAGGCGCTCCATCAAATCGCTTTACTTCCCATGTTGCTGTTGGATCTACCTCACGAAGTTTTTTAACTGCCCATGCCCATGATAAGTAGTTAAAGCGCCCTTTCTTTTCAACATGTTCCTTGCAATCTATTTGAGCTAATTTAGAAAAGTAATTTTCAGTTGTCATATGAATCTCCCTCTCCTTTAAAATGGTGATACTTCTGTTTGTTTACTAACTTCATATACTTCCGTAAGTGCCTGTAATCCGTATTCATAAGCTACAACCATCGATGCAGCATTAGGTTCTTTACTTTGCTTATATCGTTCAACTAGACTCTTCATAATTTGAATTTCAGCTTCAATTTTGTTTTGTAGGGCCATCTTTTTCACCTGCTACTTTCTCTGTAGAATGAGACTTTACATATTGCCAAACATATCCACCGCTTTGTCTTAATTCTCCGAGGCATGCTCTACGAATATGTTGACTCCATACCCCAGTTTCACGTTCAGCTTCTCCGGCAGATTCAAATTTTGCTAATACTACACCTGTTACTTTATCTATCTGTAATACCGCTTTTGGTTTAGCGCTTCTCATTTTCTTTTTGATACTTATCAATCCGTTATCATAGGCGTGTTTTACATTCTCTGCATTTGTAGCCCATTCTAAGTTTGTGTAGATGTTGTTCCCTTTATTTCCGTCTTTATGATTAACCAAAGGCTTATTTTCCGTATTTTTAACAAATGCTAAAGCTACCAATCTGTGTATAGGTACTGTCTTCTCCTTTCCTTCCATTACTAACTTGATTTTTTTATATCCGTTCCATTCAAAAGGCTTCAGGATTCTATGTCTCTTAAATTTAATTGACTTTACATTTCCTTTATTTGAAATCTCATAATGACCTTCGTAACCGTTAATTGGCTTCCACTGTTCTTTCATTCTCCAGCCACCATCCTTCTTGCATGTCTTTCTAAAAATCCCGAAGCACATTCCTCACAAATGAGTGATCCTTCGAAGTTGTAATAAGTCATCCCGAAATATAGCTCACCATCACAGTCTTCACATTCTTCAATGAAGTCTCTTGCTGATGAATCATGATGATTCCCGTAAGTAATCGGATTTTCAATCATTTTTTGCATTCCTCCTTATTTACTGAGAGAAAACTTATGGTATAATAGAGGTAGCTAATTTTAGGGAATGTTTTCTCTACAGCGCTCGATGCCGTCGAGCGTTTTTTCATTTTTAATAGATAACTACCTAACAATCTGTTAAAATTTAGTTACCGATATGTGTATCAACTCGCCTGTGCTTCTGTACGGGCTTTTTTGATGCTTTCGCGCATCGGAATATCCAGGAACCGGTTTATTAGGTGGGGCATTCTATTTGATTCCTGAATATTACGACAAGCGAAGGCTTGTCCTACTAACTTTATAAAGACGCCATTACAAACATAATCCCTTATAGGTTCTATGGATTATCAACTTTTTTCATAATTTTTATCTTTGTTTTTTACATCCACAATTTAGTAACATCTTTATATAATGTTTTATTGAATTTTGTGTTAAGCTTATAACGTTCCAAGAAGTCCTTTATTTTTAGAATCGACAATTCTTTAATACCCTTAGTCTTGCCCTACATCCCCTGTAGGGCTTTTATCGTTCAGCTAGAGTGATATACTTCTTGTATGTTTCCTCAACCTTGTCTGCGCTGTTATGTACACCTCTAGCTCTTAAATCCTTTATGATCCACAAGAGTTTCTTTTGTTCATATTCATCACGCTGCTGCTTATTTGTCATCTTGTGACCAACCTGTCTTTTTATCCCAGACATCAATTCTGTGTACTAGGTATGCTGATAGACATATAGCTGCTGATACAATCGCCAGTGATAATGTACTTTCCTCCATCATTTACATCGCCTCCCTATCCATTTCTGGAATAATTCCGCATTTCGTTAGGATTTCATGAATAAACAATCTTCCTTTTTGCGTCCAACGAGTATTCATTTCTCCTCCTTTGTTAACATTAGGTTAACTTTCATTTTTAAAAAAACGACAACCTATAGTTAACTTCACTCTAACAATTCATCAGTTGTCACACTATATAATATTGATAATTTACCTAATTTCTCTAGACTCGGTTGCCTTTTACCTTTTTCCATATAACAAATACCACTTTTAGAACAACATAGGTAATCCGCCACAAATTGTTGCGTATAACCTAGTGATATCCTCAATTCTTTTGCGCGTTCTGCATTAAGTTTTGTCATTAACATCACCCTTGTTTCTTTCGATGTCTTCATAATATCAACTTGTTAACAACAAGTCAACTATTTCCGTTCGAAAAATTCATTTTATAAAAACCAAGTTGTCTTAGAGTCAACTTTTCTGTTATATTTTATGTATCAGGTAATACTAAGGTAATACAAAGGGGATCGTTATGGAAAATATAATTGGGAAAAGAATAAAAGAGATAAGAATGTCGCTTGGGTATACGCAACAACAATTTGCAGATAGCGTAGATATCAGTAAACCGATGGTATCTTATATCGAATCAGGTAAAAAGACTCCATCTAGGGAAACTGTTTCTAAAATTTCTAATTTAGCAAACATATCTACTGACTACATTATGGGTTTATCAGATAATAAAAATAACGAAGAACCTTCCGTATCGGATGTTATGTTAGAGTTAAAGTATTATATAGACAGAGTGGAGACATTCGATGATGAAACAAAAGAATTTGCTATTAAAAAGATAAAAGCATTAATTTCTGGATTAGATATAGAAGACGATAAATAGCAAGGATGATTGATGGCTATAGCTAACAATCATCCTTTTTTCTTTAGCATATTCATTTCACATTCATCTAAAAGGATATCGATCTCCTTTAAAATTAACGCTGCTTGCTCATCCCCATTTTTAACCATGTCAATTAACGATTGAATCCCTCGTTTGCAATCCTCCATTTTAAATCCCCCATCCTTTTTCTTCATAGTTGTTTGTGAATAATTCACATTATTTCTTTTTTTGTTTTTTTTACTAAAAACAGAATATCCCCAGAAAGCACGAAATGCGACCATCTTTTTCAAGACAATCGCATTTCGATTTATATATATTTCTTACCAGCCTACTCCAGGATCGTTTGAGTATAAAACGATTTTCTCCTCTGATGGAGCTGCTGTTGATTTTTGATTTTTGTCAGTAACAGGACTAAGAATTAGTGCACCTGCTACTACAAGAGCTGGGATAATAGCTAAAATCTTTTTCACTAGACTTCACCTCTCACAAGTATATTATACTGTTTTTTCAAATAAGACCCAATTCTTTTTTAGCGAATCTAGCATAAAATAACGAGCTTGTTTCTTCAAATTTTCTTAGCCCTTGTTTGATAAATTCACGATTATTCGTGGCCATTCCTAAATACACTAGCTGGAATGAAGATAACTCGCCATTTTTATTTTCAATAGCCTTTAATATTTCAATTGCTTGATCCAAATTACCTACTCTTATCTCATAAAAAGCGCGTTCTCCCTTTTCTAGAACCCCCAATGTATCTAAATCGCGATTATGATAAATTTTCAAGAACTGAATCGTTTTTAAAATCGCTTGTTTCTTTTTAATAATTTCAAGGTTAATATTATCATTCAAAATTTCTAAAGCCTCGTTAAAATACATAAGTGATTGTTTATAATCATCGAATATAAAGGATTCAGCTTTCAGCCAATACGCTCTTGCTTTACTAATTAGCAAGTGCGGTTCATCTTCACATAGTTCCAATACATCATCACAAGTTTTTCTTACTTCCTGAAGTTCATCACTTGTTAATTTAATAGATGCTAACCCCTCTTTGATACGAACAGTGTGACATTTCCTTATAAACTTATTTTTAATTCGAGATGCCTTTTTCTCTAATTTTTTCATACGTTTTGTTAACAATCTGTAATCCCCCAATTGATAAGACGTGTAGCACATCAATATACCAATTAGTATTTGCATCTCTGGATTTTGGTTTTCCTCTTTCATATCTTCGAGTTTTTCATGGTAATCTTGCAGCCCAATTCCACCTTGTGATTTAAGATGTATTAAATCATATACCAATGCCCAATTCGCATTCTCTTCAGTGTCCGAACAAGACTCTTTGACAATTAAATTCTTTAATAATTCGAATTCCCCTCTTAAAGATAGATATTCCATAGCTTCACGAGAGTTTTCAGGTTTCGCTACGTCTAAATATCTCTCCAACGTTAATTGTCTCTTTCTATGATCTTCGTATAAAAATACCAATGTTTTAGCTAAATAACAGAGACTAATCTCTCTCTTTCCACTAAAAACATCTGAAACGCCACTTGTACTAATACCCCATATTTTTCCTATCCTTGTATATGTGATACCTTGAGATGCTAACTCTGTATCAATTTTATTAACAATCTCTTGTAACACTTGTTTTTTCTTGTTTTTCAATAATAACTTTTGTTTTTCCTTATGATCAGTTACAGTATCATGCATAATCTTTGTCCTCCTTATTGGACAAAAAAGACACGTTACCCTAGATTTCTTACATTTACAGGAAAACGTGCCGTTATATCTAGGTTGTGTGTTATAATTATGTATGAGACTTATGACAAGTGTTTTCCCTACCTGGTTTAGGGAGGACGGTGTAAGGGTGTTACCAGCACTACTTACACAGCCATGGGTCTTTTTTACGTCCGTTTATTTTATTATTTTCATAATATCATATTTTTGCCAAAATTCAGTCGTGTGGTTATCAGAAAAATGTTGAGAAAGTTTGAAAGTAGCTTGATATCAACGCTTTCTCACGTTTATGGATAAAGATATGCAATAGTGCATCTTTCAGTATGAAGTACCTATATACATGTTTTAGCGTATTAACCATGAGAGTTACGGCTCTCTTTTTTCATTTGTGATTTTGGATACATTTAAAATAATTAGAAAATTTATAGTATAACTCAGCCGTCCTTAAAGAGTGAATTGAGAATAAGATCACTCTATATTTTCTAATAATGTAAACGCGAAATAAACGATATATAATAAAAAGCTGAATCCTCAAAGGAAACAGCTTTTTATTATATATATTAAGACGAGTGACATACATTTTTTATCCATTAATAATTTATCATTGAGTTTGCAAATACAATTGGTATTGTGTATACATATCTTTGTTAAGCTCATTATAGAAGTCTAACTCCTGCTCATTAACTTCTTCCCCACTATTTAATTTCTTGTATGTAACTATTGCTTTTTCAATATCAGAAATTAGATAGTTTTTCCCCATAAATCCCATATTCTGTTGGGCCACCCTGGTAAATTTTTCGGTGAAATTCATTATATTCTTTAATTGTCTACTAAAAAATAACATTATATCTTCCGAACTCGCCTTACCTTCATCTATTTTTTTTTGCAAATCTGAATCCTTCATCATTGAATATGCAGTTTCTAATTCAATGATTCCTTCACCAACTTTATAAGAAGCATCTAACGGAACATGCTTTGCAGGTATAATATACTCTATATTTAATAACTCCCCGGCGTTTGCATATCGTAATAAGTTTGGTACAGATACACTTGACTGATTTAAATACTGCATTAATAGGAGATAAAATAACATCAAATTATTTTCTGCTGTATTTTTAATTACTGCAGGGGTAGAATCTTCATTTGGTAGAAGAACAATATCATTTAATCCCTTCTTTGATACATTTAAAATTATTCCTTTATCTAATACACATACTGCACTAATCTGTTTATGTTTTTCTACTTGGGTATTTGCTTCAACAAGGTTATCTAAAAGTGTTTCTAAACTTGTAGATGATGTAAAAGCAAAGACAAATCCAGCTGTAGGTGAATTTATTCCACCTATGCTGTTCTTAACTAATGATTTAACACTTGAAATATTATTTACACACTTATTTATTTCAGCCTTATTTAATGATGATTTAACCTCGATAACCGAAAAAACACTCTCAATAGGTACCATTTTTGTAGATTGCATATTTAATAACACTGGACTATTAAATGAATCATAAATAATAATGTCTTGTTGCCTGCTTTGTTCTCCAGTTTCATCAATTATTACTCCATTATTCATCTCGTATTTTATAGGAATATACTTTCTCAAATAGCTGAGTAATATTTCCTCTCTACTCCCACCCCTTTCTCCCATATGGTTTATGTGTTCCGTTACCTGTTCAAAATCAATTTGCATTTTCTTAGCCGCAGCATAAATAGACTGTTTAAGCATTTTTTTCTCCCCTCATTCGACTTGTATATATTTTTTAAAAATTACGTCTTCCTATTAACCATATATTAACATTAAATTTGTTAATATAAAAAAATTAGAAAATAGTATCTAAACAAGTTGAATAGCATATCTTTTTGTTTTTTTATTTTAAAAATATTCATTAAAATACCATTAGAATCTAGGCGGCAATGGTAAATTCTTATCATTTTCCCATTTGATGATACGGCTCTCTTTTTTTATTTTCATTCGACAAAATATGACAAAGTAGTTGTAACTAAATTTGTTATGCTTACTTTAAATCTTACATTTTAAAAGGGGATATTATATGGCTACTCCAAAATACACTAAAATTGATGAACGCTTTGGCGTTATCGAATACCCGGTTACACTTACTGAAATGGTTGAAATATCAAAAGGATTCCCAAAAACGGAACGTACATATTATCAGTATGCCTTCGCTGCTTTAAAGAAGGTAATGAAAGCTAAAGAAAACATTCATTACTTTGAAGTTGCTGATCCTAAGCTAACAAAAACAGGATTTATCGTAGTTGGTGAACATAACTTATATCTGGTAATGATGAAAGGTGGCTTATTCGGTGGCGCTGAAGCTGAAGTAGTGAAGTATAAAGATATTAAAGCGGTCGATTTCGATATCATCGAGGGAATGTTTGGAATCTCTCTTATGAATACAGGCATTATTTATCTTGAAATGAAGAAGATGTTCGGGACTAAGAAACGTACAATCCGCAATATTCCTGATTACAATGTCGATGGGGTATTAAAAGCGATTCGTAATAAGTTGAAATAACTAATACATACTGGAGGTAACGATATGAAGTGGAAATTACTTACAGCATTAACATGTAGCGCATTACTTATGGGATTAGCTGCTTGTGGTTCAAATGAGAAGACTGCAACTGAATCTAAGCCTAAACAAGAAGCTAAGAAACCAGAACCGATTACTACAACTTCACTTATTAGCGAATTCAAGAAAGCTGGATTAGAAGCTGAGAACCCTACGGACTTAGAACAAAAAGAATTTGGAAACATGCGTAAAGACGGGAAACGTATCCTTGCTCCGAAATTAGGTGAGGACAAAGGCGGGCGTATGTTTGAATTTAGTAAAAAAGAAGATTTAGAGAAAGCTAAGAAGTACTATGATGAGCTAGGCAACTCCGCTCCAATGCTTTTTTCACATACATACGCTAAGGGGAATTTTCTTTTGCAAATGAATGGCGATATGAAAGATGATGAGTTTAATAAATATAAAGAAGTTATGGATAAAGTAATTAAAAAGAATTGATAATATATCTGGGGGGAAGGTTATGACTAATCAACTAGAGGTGTTAAGCAAATGTATTCAATTCGGTGATGAAATGCTAGAAAAATTGAAAAACAAACCGAATTTACCACTAGAACACAAGGTAATTATATCTTTATATAGAAAGCTTATAGAACAATTAGATGGAAATTATGCATTAGCAGATCATGAATTGCCTGGTCCTACAAAAGTGATGATTCGCTCAGCTTTTGAAACATATTTATCAATTAAATACATTATTAAAGATAAAAAATTCATCAAGGATAGAGCTCTTTGTTATTATATTTGTTATGGAAAAAGCCAAATATCTATAGCTAACCAACTTATCAGTGATCCTGTTGAAGGAGTTAACATCGAAGACTTAAAAGAATCCATTAAAAAATACGAAAAACTTTTAAAAGAGCCAGTACTAAAAAAAGTTTCTACTGAGTGGGATCGTACTAAAAATGAAGTTACAAAGTATAAAAAATTTGATCCACCTTGGTATGCATTGTTTAACGGCCCAACATCTATAAAACAACTTCTAGAAAAAATTGAAGATAATGATGACTATAGATTTTATAGCGCTTTATCGCAAGAAGCACATGGATATCAAGCGATCAATGGTCTCATAAATACAGATATAATTAATGAACCTTTTGAATTAAAACCTATTAGATGTGCTGTAAGTGGTGATCTTCAAGAACATTTAGCAAGAGCATTGTGCACAACAATTTCATTTCTTATCATAAAACTTATTGCACCAGAATACGAACAAGAAGTGCTTGTGTTTGCAAAAGAAATTGGTGTAATAGATAAAATTTATCATTTCCAAATTCCTGATATGACGATACAAAATAAATAAAATATAGGTTTCAATAATCTTTCTCAATATATAAAATTACTTAACATAGTAAAATAATATTTGGATGGGAGTCCAATACATATTATTAAAATTAAAGTGGTTCAAGTCGGAGAAAGGCACCTTAGGGTGTCTTTTTTTATAAAAATAATAATTTGAAATCTATATAAATAATTAATAAATATTATTTTATTTGTCAGTATTCCTATAATCTTAGGTAAGCATGATAAAATATTAATAAATACATAATAAATTTAAGAGATAGGGGAACGGGAGAAAACATGAATAAATTTTCACTAGAAAGAAATTCACAGTGCCTTTGTGGTTCAGGGAAAAAATACAAAAACTGTTGTGAAAATATTTTATCCAACATTATTAAAAACATTGATGTACAAAAGGAAATTAACGAAAAAAACTTTGATAAAGCTCTTAAAATCTCTCTAGCAGACTTAACTAGATATATGATCCATGTTAAAAGAGATACGGAACCAATGCTTTTAAATAACCCAGTTTTAGGGGAAGATATGTTAAGTCTAGATATGATGGCATTGCAAGAATTACTTGATAAAACACTATTGGTTATAAAGACTGGAAATCTAGATATAGATTTCATCGCTATGCTTAATAATTTAAGGGGAACTTTTAATAATTTATATTGGCATCAATTATTAACCTATTATAAAGCAGTTTGGTACTATTTATATCAGAATAATTTAAATAAAGCTGCAGTGATACTGTCTGAAATTTCATATAAAGAAATTCATAACGTAGGATTTCTTCAATTATATCTCGATGTAAAGAACAAAGACCTTTCATTTTCGGAAAAAATGGAAATAATAGACATGTTGATAAAAAGGGCTAAAAGTCCAACGGAAAAAATGCAATACATGGCAACCAAAGGAGTTGAATTCATCCATATTGATGATATTGAAAAATCTAAAGAACTATTTAATGAAGCTTTAATATTTGCAGAAAAAAACATACATCATTTTAACAAAACATACGACTATTTTCATTTAGGAAACCTCTATAATCAAGTTGGTAAAATGTTTGATAACAAAGGCTACTTAGAAAATGCCGTCACTTACTATACCAAGATATTCGAAGATAAAAATGTTACTCAAAAGGGGGTTTCAAATGCCTATGCACGATTAGGAGATGCCTATTTAAATTTGGATAATCCTGAAAAAGCACTTGAATGCTACGAGAAAAGTGTGAATATTGATGAAAATATATTATCAAAAATTTTTATTGCACGCATGTTTACTATAAATGAGGAGTTTGAAAAGGCTTCAGAAATATTAAATGGCATAAATATTTCTGAATTAGAGGATGAAGAGAAACTTGATTTCGCATTTGTCTATGCAGAGTTAATGTTACATGCAAAAAAGAAAGATGGAATAGAATTTATATTAATTAAATTAAAAGAACTAGAGGTTTCTTCTAAATATTTTAATGATAAGAAAAACAAATTTATAATTGACCTTCAAGACCTATTGCATACTTCTAATGATAATGATGAAAGTTCTGGTATAAGAGGATTTTTAGAAAAATTGAACAATTCTTTGATTCTTCAACCTAACATAGCGGGAATAGGTATAAATTTTAATGAAATATTGAAAAGTATTTTAAAAAGAAAATCTAAATAAAATAATTATTTGCTTCGTTATGCTTCAAATGATAGATACTTTCCATTAATAATTCAAAGTCAACCTTTTTTACCGGTTGGCTTTTTTATAGTTCCTCTATTTACTAGAGGGATAATTTTATATATTTTTAACAAATATCACAAGGGAGCCTTTTGGCTCTCTTGTTTTTAAGCAAATTATGAGGATGTCGGAAATACAATGGCATCCATTGATCTTTTATTTTGATATATGTTTCATCCACTCTCCACGAGTCATTGGTTGGCTTAAGGTGATGTCGTACATTCTCTCCTACTTGAGGTCCATAGTGATGAATCAAGCGTATAATCGTTGTGCGAGCAATTGATAATCCTCTTTCCCCATCAGTTCCACTAGGTTACTAAAGCTCTTACAGTATGTTAGTAAGATTAGTTCAGGCTGATAGCTGATAACGCTTCTGCTATAGAAAAATTATCCTTTTCCATAATGATTACACCCTTTGTAGAGTAGTAGTATCTCAGTGTGTACAAGCTTGATAGATTTTTTGTACCATATGCTTTTTTATATTATTTTCAATAAAAATTTAAAAAGCATATGGTGGAATAAGGAGTTCATTTATATGTTTTGCGAGCCCATCTAAATCTGGGAAGAGCGAATACTTATTAATTCCATTTTGTTTTAGATAACGCATAGCATCATTTTGTACATCCCAAGGTAAATCAATATGCTTAAGTACACCTGAAGTAATAAGTTTTCCACCAAATTCCTTTTCCATTGGTTCCCCTGAATTCCCTTGAATGGTAAAGACACCGTGTTGAGATAGTATTCTGTTACTATTTTTTATAGGATATATAGCCAGTGATTCCTTACTCTCATTAGCATTTTTATACACTTCAGGGTATTCCAATTTATTAGGTGAAATAATCTCGGCCTTATCCCGAGCTAATTGATTAAGACTAGTGGGATTTAACATCCATATTCTAGCCGTACTTCCACTTGACCAATTTTCTGTTGCAAAGAAAAGGGCAACGGCAAAGCTCTCCGACCAATCTAACAATCTAGTTTTTACACCATAATGCTGCATTGAATATAAGATGTGCCAAGGGTTATCCTCATTATGTAACATATAACCTAGATTCTTATAATATGTATATAACTGAGTTTCTAGGCTGATATATTCATTAATATTATTCATATTTAATCTAAAAAGTCCCGAATCTAAAGTGTATCGAGTGCTAGAATGCCCTCTGAACCATATGTTAGAATTGCTAGTAAATTCACTTACATCATCTAATATTCTTTTCCATTTCTCTGAATACATTTCTCCACCCCTTCTATTTAATATGTTAAAATTATGAAGTAAATTAGATGTTATTTCAATCGTTAAATAGAAAATGCCTTATTTTAAGAGGAAAGGGATATGAATATATATGACCAATAAGCAAAATCGAAAAGACAAAAGTAAAGATGAAAATAGACATAGTTTAGCAACAATCTTAGTAACCCAGGGTAAGTATCGCTATTATATAGCCTCTATCCGTTCAGAATATTTACGAGACACATGTTTTACTGTTACAAGGGAAGAGGATCCAATAGAAGGATTTCAAAGAAGACTAGATGAAGAGAGAGCAGATGAAATAGCCGATTATATTGACTTAAAAGATGGTTCGATCCCTACAGCAATAGTTTTATCAGCACAAGAAGATGCTAAACTATTTCATAATACAAGAAGTAAAACTATTTCGTTTGAAAAGAAAGGGAAGGTATTTCTTGTTATTGATGGTCAACATAGAGTTTGGGGATTTATTAAGGCTAAAAAATCTGTACGTGTACCAGTGGTTATTTTTGAAGGTCTTTCTAGGATTGAAGAGGCACAATTGTTTATAGACATTAATACTACGCAGAAGAAAGTACCTGATGCCCTATTATTAGATGTTAAGACACTATTACAAAATGAAACAGAAGAGGAAAAGAGATGTAGTGACCTTTTTGACCATTTTTTCAATTCAAAAGAAAGTATATTGAAGGGGCGTTTAGTTAGAGGTGAAAGTCAGTCAGGAAAAATATCAAGAAAGCTGTTTAATAGCTCTATTAAAGAAGTACTTAATAACCAACTACGTCCAGTGGATATAGATAAATCATATATTGCAATTAACAATTATCTTAGGGCATTTAAAGATGTGTTTACTGAAATTGATGATGATTTTAAGAATTATATTTATAGACCGATTGTATTCCAAGGAATTCTTATTATTAGTTCTAGCATATTTGTTAAGACAATAGAAAAACATAATAAATTAACCTATGATGCATTTTATGACGTAATTAAGGTACTTAAAACTAACATTTCAAAAAGTAAACTAACAAGACCAGGAGGGTCTTATAAAAAGTTTGGTGAACAGATACACGAAGCATTGACTAGAATACATGTACAAGCCAACATAATAGTTGAAGAATAAGGAAGGTTCTGGCGCAAAAAATATATCAAACTTGGATATACTGATACTACTACTCTACAAAAATGTGTGATCAGTATGGAAACAAAACATTTGCTCAATTGGAAGCATTATGAGAAAATGTTTTGTTAACAGTGATATGTGGTACCTACAATATAACTTACGTTTTCATAACCTGATGAAGATGATGATAGTATTCAAGCATTTCGCCTACCTTTAGGGTTGGAATATTGGGTACTTACATGTATGGGTTCTGCTTCAGCAGGAAAAATCCTGTTTCCATGTAAAGTTTCTTTTGGGATCATTGACAATAAATTTTATGTAGAATTCAAATAAGTACTTAATTGAATTCTCTCAAAAATAACCAAGAAAACTAATCAAAAAATTAATCACTACGTAAACATTTTTTGATTTTTTAGGAATATAAAACGACTCCATTTGTGTAGTGCTTTTTTGACTCTGTTGACAACTTTATAAACTCACGGTATAATAAGTCCATAATTAATTTAAAAAAACACGCATAAATTAATCAATTTTTGATTATTAATAATAATGGGACGAAAGCGCCCGGTAAAATTTTGGACATATGAGCCGTTAAAAAGAAGTACCATTTTTGGTACTTCTTTTTTTATATAGAAAAATATTTTCTTAAACCGTAATGCACAACAAAATATTGAGAAAAATTAGGATCACTAATTGCATCGTCCCTATATCCCCAAGCCTGACGATAAATAGGGTTATCTCCAACCTTTTGGTACATCCACGAATTACCTATAACACCCAATTTATATAGATGACGCATAGTTTCTTTTAAATTTTTTATATTTGGATAATCTTCAGGTTTTCGATTGAAATGTTCCTCTATCATATCGTAATTAAATGAAACCTTCTTCAAATCGTTTATTAATTGCAATCCATCTAGGAGCATACTTTTATTTTCATTAATGCTAACCTCGTTTTGAAGTTCATCATAAAACCATTTTGAATATTCTTTTGCACATTCTTTAAAAGCTTTAGGGTTAAAAGCAGTAGCTTCTTCGTTGTTTTTGGTAATTAAACTTAAATACCTAGTAATATCCCTAGGACGTCCAAAACTATAATCTAGTAGATAAGAAATAATATCCTTTTTATTTACTGGATGCGGAAATATCAATTTGTATAACTCCGTTTTACTTAAAGATTCGTATTCTTTTACTGATTTTTGAATTTTATTCAATATCATCTCCATTAACGGATGATCCGCACTTGTCTTATAGTTTTTTTCTATCCAATAGAGATTCACTTTACTTTCAGTAACTAACTTATTCGAGTTAGCTGAAAATTTATGTATTTCATCAATAATATCACTACGCAACAATACAATTATTTTAGTATTTTTTTTACCTAATTGTCTAAATACAAGATTTAAATTTTTAACGGTTTCAATCATAGCAATCAATGTGCGGTGATAAAAAGAATCTTCTCCTATTTTTTCCTCTAATTCATCTAAGTCATCATAAATAAGAACGATTTCTTTATCCTTTTTAATGCATTTAAATAATAATCCCTCTAATTGATCTAACAATTCAAAGTATTCCTTAGGAATATAATTCGTAGAAACTTGCGCATTATCTTCACGCGTTGCAGCTAGACCTAATTCCTTAGCCGATTTCGTTTTCACATCAGCCTTCAATGAACTTTTACTTCCGTAACTTTCATTGAAATCCTTAATTTTGAATATATTGTCAGTATATATTCTTTTTCTAAATTTATTTAATTTGTATTCTGCTGTACCAGGTATTTTCTTATTCCACTTATCTCTGTTCAATATTACGTCACATATTTTAAGTAAAAATGTCCATTTGCAAAAATGAGAAATTTCTTCTCCTTTTAATTCCCGGTTTGGTAAATCTATCAATTTCCTTAATGTATAATCATTTTTTGTAGAAATCTCACAATAACTATTCGGATTTTCATTAACCTTATTATGTACATATTTCGCTAAGATTGTTTTCCCGCTTCCCTTTCGACCTGCTATGATGAATTTCTCTGGCCGCATAATTTCATCAAATTTACTATTTTTTGTATAAAATAGCTGTTTGAAATTTCCAAGAGCGGCTTCAGATTCCCCATCTATATACCCTACAAATAATTCTTTCAATGGTACTTTTTTAACCAAGTTAACACCTCCTATAATTATAATCACCGAAGAATATTATAGCATAGTAAATATAGATAAAAGCATATACATATTATATATAGTATCTTAGCTTCATATTTTCAAAAGAAAATTTAATATAAATCTCTACTTTACAATAAGACCTCTGTTGTTTTTCGGAAAAAAATCTTCATTGCTTCTACTATTAAAATCCATTCTAATGCAAAATCATTTCAAACCTTTTCAAAAGGTGCAATTTTTGAAACGCACTCCTTCCCACAGTAAAACCAAATCTCCCTATAGATTTGATAAAAAACATTACTAATATTTGACTAAGGAGAAAAGCTCTCTAATTGAGAGCTTTTTTAAATAAATGTTGTTATTCATTGTTCATTTTTATAAAGTCATAAAGCACTTGACTTAATTTTTGAGCTTCTTCACTTAATTGATCATACGTACTTATATGATTAATAGATCTTTTGCAGAAATCTAGTTTATTTACTATAGTTCCTGATTTAGCGGCATAACTACCTCTTCTTTTCCTAGCTTCTTCTGAAAAAAGGGAATCTATATAGGTACCTAAAGATTTGTTTTTGTAGTCTTTCTGAGTAAAGTCTTTGTTGCTTAAGTGTTCTAGTGGACTCTTTTCAGTTTTTGACGTACCATTTTCGTATTCAGCAATTACTTCTCGTAGTATATCTTCGGAGAGTATATTCTCAATTTCTTTACATTCCAAACAATAATACCTGTCTCCTAGAAATTTTTCTAACTTTTCTTGCCGAGGACGCTTGTCATCACCATCTTTGTCTGTAATCAAAAAAAGAGTACTACAGATTTTTTCAGCATTCATGGACGTATGTCCTTCATTAGTTTCTGTTTCATCATCATCTAGGAATGACCAATGAGTTATATTTCCACCACTATATTCAACAAATGAATAGTGTATATCTTCTTTAAACTCTTTTAAATCAGGGTGAAATTCCTGGAATACTTTTAGAAAACGCCTTATATACAACCTGTCTGTAATGCCTTCAACCCATATGGTACAGTTAGATAGAAGAACAGCTGAATTTCTAACTCCAAGTTCTTGTAGTACACTTTTATTCTCATTACTTACATTTTCTATAGAGAAAGTGGCATCTAGTTCTTCAGTAGGATTCCCGGAATGTTCTCCTAATTTTTTTTGGAATTTATAGATAGATATCCTATCCATATCAAGTGTCATATCCAAAAAATGATTTGAATGGGTTGTGAAAAAAAATTGATGATGCGCAAATTGCTTATCCATTACTATCTCAATAAATTTCCTCTGCATACCTGGATGTAAATATAACTCAGGTTCTTCAATAAATAATAGTAAGTTTTCATCTAAAAATTTAAACAACGGGAATGTTAGGATGATTAACGCTTGAATACCATCACCTAATTCAAATATGTTTTTTTCCTTTTCTATTCCTATTTTTACTTTTATTACATCTGAATTCCTAACCGGTGTAAGTGTAACTTGTTGTCCATCAAAGAAGCTCTCTGACAAAAATTCTTGAAATTTTTGCATATTGTACCTTTGCTGAACACTCCCTAGTAACATGTCTGTTATTTCATCGTATAGATTAAGTCCCGTGTGTATTTCTAAAGTTTCAGGCGCTTTTTTAAAATAATCATTTTTCGTTCTTTCTTTATAAACATCTTTCCCAGTATTAATTGTATCTGTATATCCTCTAAGTCCGCGTAAAGCCGGTATATAAACACGCTTAAAATTAATTTTATAACTTATTTTACCCGAAGAGGTTATTTCATAAATTTTTGATTGGTAATCATCAATTAACAATTTTAAGTTAGTTATTGTCTGATCTCTTTTTTCAGCTACTGCTGGTGTATGGCTTGTCGTTAAAGTGACAGCTGATGAACTATCCAGTTCAGTTATATCATCAACTAGTCTATGAAAGTCCTTAAATAAATCCTCGTCTTCCTTTAAAAATGAAGAGATTTGAAAATTTTCTATATCACCAATTAAATGGTCTACATTAAGTTCACCGATGCCTCTAAGAGAATTTTCCGTTATAGAGGTAATTATTGCATCCTTAAATTCTATTAGTATATTGTTATAGGATTCAACGTCTACTATTTCTTTTGGAGGTGTAAAAGAAATACCTTTATCAATTGCGAATATTCCTCTAAGGAATCTACTTTTACCTGAATTATTAGATCCTACAAAGATATTGACTTTAGATAGGTTTTTAATGATATTCATGTTATATTCTGGTCGTAAATTACTATTAAGACTTAGATTTTCTATATGATGTCCCAAATCAATCACTCGTTTCCTGTAAATGTTAATCTTATTATAAGTTATTTTCCTAAAAATTTATCGCTAAAGTAAGTTTTTAGTATCCTCTAGACTTATGTATTCGTTACATCTGCATTTAATCAATACTTTTACAATGTAATATAATGATGTTAGAATTCAATTAGTATTAACTTTCTAATGACAAAAATTCAGATATTTAATTAGGAGCGGAATTAAATGCAAAAAACCAAGGAATTATTAGAAAAGATACCGAGTAAATTTTTGTTGTACTCTGCAACTGGTGTATATGCAATAATTACAATACTGGTATATATATATTGGTACAACGAAAAATTATACCTTAAAGAAGACGGAATAAAAGAAATACAAGATTTCGTAAAAACATTAGTATCTACAAACTTATCAGTTTCATTAGGAGTGGCAGCTTTAATGGTAGGTGTTGCAGCGTTAAATACTAAGGTTTTTAAGCATGATAATCCTATAAAAAAAGAATTCTTAGGCACGCTAAATGCAATAATAATGTTTTTACTTATGAATTTTATCTTTCTTTCATTAAGCTATCAAAAAGGCTTAATATCAAATATGATATTGGATGCTATTATACTGTTTGGATCAGCGGTTTCATTAATTGGATTAATGCATTCTGTATTTACGCTGTGTAGTAAAACGATAGGAGCGATTAAATAATAAAGTTTTTCATATACAATTAATTAAACAGGGAAGTGCAAATCAAATCCAATGCTTTAATATAAATTCCATTTAATTAAAGGTATAATAGAGATTCATTTAGTCCTTCTTTACCTTCATCTGATAGCGATGTGGTTTTATCTTAATTAATAACTTGTTCTCTTCTATATAACTTTTTAAAATCTAGTTTTGAACCATATTTCTCAATGAATAAAACAACTTTACATAGTAAAGTAATATTTGAATGGGAGTCCAATACATATTATTAAAATTAAAGTGGTTCAAGTCGGAGGAAGGCACCTTGGGGTGTCTTTTTTTATTATTTTTCGGCAAAATACGACATTATACGGATAACTAGTTTGCTACCATTAGATCAGAAATCTTACATTTTTTCTGAAATAACTAGTATATACTGGAGGCACTCAACATGAAACGAAAATTACTTACAGCATTAGCATGCAGCGCATTATTTATTGGAATGGCTGCGTGTAGCTCAAATGAGAAGACTACAACTGAATTAAAATCTAAACAAGAAGAAAAGGTTCAGGAAAAACCGAAAGTTCAAACCATTCAAAAGCAACCAAAAGATAGTTATGTAGTAAGTGAAGATGATTTATCTAAAGCAGCACAGTCGATTGGAGAAATCCGAGATGAGCAAACTATAAATGACATGATGATACATATGTGTCTCCAAAAAATCACATTTCATGGGAATAATCTTCATGGTCCTGGTACCCGTTTTATAGGTCAAATTCAAGTGACCAAAGAAAACATTCAATACCTAAAAAATAACTTAAATGTTATCAATACTGATGATGAAAGACAAAGATATGAATCTCTCCTGAACAAATGGTACGATGGAGATTTTGAATCTCCAGTTGAAGACTATAGTGAAATTCATTATTTACGCTCTGGAAAAAAGCAAAGTATGGAAGGATCTAAACTAGCTAAAAAAACTGATAGTGATGAAAAAGAATTTATTCTCCATTACTTTGGTCAAGAAGGATTAGATATTCATAATAAAGAGTGGAAACATGGAGAGTTATAGAGATAAAACTGAATTCCACTAAGAAGTAGAATATTTTTACTCTTTAATACGGTATTTCCTTTTGGAGTATTATGATAACTTAACTTGATCGGATTGGCATCCAATACATATTTTTAAAATTAAAGTGGTTCAAGTCGGAGAAAGGCACCTTTGGGTGTCTTTTTTATTTCCACTAGACATAATATAACGATATTTTTATAAGAGGATTTGTTATACTTTCTATAAAACTCTCTTAAAACAATCTATTAAATATTAACTGGAGGATGCATATGTTATATGTTATAAAAATTAGTTTTCACACAAATGGAGAAGAAGAAGTAGTAGAGTATTATAACGGTAATTGTTCTTATAATGAATCAAGTTCAGATAAATTTTTAATGTCTAATTATTCCATTACATTGAGTTGCAATAGAAAAGGAGATAGAGATTTAGAAGATGCTATTAACAATTTTAATAGTACGTTTAATAAACAAATCACAAAAGTTATAGCATACTTAGTAGGCACAATTGGAATTCTTCCTGAAATTAATAAGATAGTGATATCGAAACATGATAAAAATAACGAAATATTAGATGAATTTATAGCTGAAAAAGTAATTCAACCTCTAGAAGGCCATAAGTTATCTGAAGAATTAATATTAGATAAAGATAAGATGATCAGTTTATTAAATGAAGATGACAAGTCGCGGTCACTTCTTATAGCAACTACCTACTGGTTGAAAGGTGTAACAGCTGATTTGGCAGGGGATAGTTTTGATAAGCTTTGGAAGAGTTTTAATACGTTGTATAGTTATATATCTAAAAAAGATCATGAATTTGATAAATTAGTTTTTATAAAGGGATTTATATGGGATAAAAAGGAGCTTTTCAGTAAAAGTTGTGAAATATTTGAAGAATATACCAAAGAGAAAATCAGAGAACTTCGTTGGAGAGAAATGATACTAAATGATTATGAAACTAAGAAGCAAACAAAGGCGTTTGCTGAATTTATTAAGAGATACGATGACTATCGATTGAATGAAGTATTCAAGGAAATACTTCCATACCGAAAAAAGTTCCTAGAAGAAGAAGGCCTTTATGACGAAGTTCTCAATATTATTGAAGAAAGAATCCAATTGAAACAGAAACATAATGAACAAATTCTTACTTTTCACATTGTTAAGTATGCTTATTTTTTAAGAAATAAGTATTTTCATGCAGAAAAGTTAGATTCAACATTTTACCTTATAAAAAATAACGAAATAAAAGAATTGAAAAGTATTAATTACATATTTTCTACTTTTTTAAAAGAATTGCTTGAGTGTAATTCTAAATATTAAAAGGACATAAAACGAGAACAACCTAAACAAGATGTTCAACAATCTGCATCGGGATTTACAAATCCTATAAAAAATATGGATAAATACGTTAAAATAATATTCGGATGGGAGTCCAATACATATTATTAAAATTAAAGTGGTTCAAGTCGGAGGAAGGCACCTTAGGGTGTCTTTTTTTATTTTCACCCGACAAAATATGACAATAAACAAATAGCTTGTTTGCTACCATGAGGTGAGAAATCTTACATTTTGAAAGGGGAAATAATATGAGCAACACCCGAGAAGAAAAAAGACAAAATGAACGTTCACAAGAAAGATGGTATAAAAAAATTATAGGGTTCCGTTCCGGCACTAAGTGGAAAATGGTTGTTGCATGTTTTGTATACCTAGCTATTATCGGTGGAATCATTGATGGATTTAAAAGCGATAAAAAAGAATCACAACAGGTAACTGCTGATGTTGAAAAAGAAAGACAAGAAGCAATAAAAAAAGCTCAAGATGAAGATAAAACGAATGCTGAAGAAGAGAAAAAGAAACAAGAAAAAGAAGTCGCTACACAACCTGTAGAGAAAAAAGAGGAATCACTTGAAGATAAGGTTAAAAAGCTTGCTAGCAACGAATTTGGCAAGGGAAAAGTTGAATCTGTTAAAGTGAATGACAACTTAGGGACTGAAGATCCAAACGATAAAATTGTATTATTAACTGTTGAAGCCAAAGAAAACGTATCAGCAAATTACACTAAAAAAGGAATGTGGATTGCTACAATATCTATATTAAAAGATTTAAAAAATGAAAAAAACATAAGCGAAATTGCTTTCTTTTATACATATCCACTAGTGGACCAATACGGTAACGACAAAAAGGATAATGTCATGAAAATCACATTTAATCGCGAAACATTAGACAAGATCAATTACGATAACTTTTTACATAACAACTTGCCTAAAGTAGCTAATCAATATTGGGAACACCCTGCATTAAGTAAGAAATAATTAGCACTCGAAGGGTGCTTTTATTTTACTCTCAGACATAAATAAAATTAGGGGTGATGTATGTGAAGAAAATATATGTGGCTTTTTTTCTAATAATATTAATTGGGATATTATCTGGATGTTCTCCGAATCCTAAAGTATCGGAAGATTATTCGAAAGAAATTTTAGATAAATCTGATCTCGCAAAATATATAAAAGATGTTAAATATGTAGAAGGTGCTAAATTAGAAGATAATACGCTCTATGATTACGAAATCGATATACAAGCGAACGCAACTGACGATTTTTACGACCTTTCAAAAAAGGAACAATACTTGCTTATGCAAGGGGCTATAATAGATTTAGTTCAACAAAATGACCGTGCAATTCTTTGTGGTGATCCAGATTGTCGTTACGGAGAAATGAAATTAAAAAATACAGATAGTACTTTTTCTATGGTAATGGAAAAATATTATGCATCTGATTTAAATTATGAAATGAAAATAAATGATTATGTAGCTTATACACGTACCGATTTAGAAAATGACACACCGACATCTTCAGACAGTTCTACCACGACTAGCGCAACAGTAAAACCTTCTACGTCTAATTCAAACAGACAATATGCAAGTAACGGAATAAGCTATACGGTTATATTTGATTTTATGAAACAACAATACAACATTCTTACAAATAATGATGAAAACTACATACCTGAAGTGCATGATCCTAAGGTTGCTGAAATAGCTGCTAAACATTTTGGCATTACAGCTAAAGAAGCTGGATACATTTATGAGAAGGTACAAATGGATGCTTTTAAATAAAATATAGATTTTAAAGTGCTCAAAAAAGAGCACTTTTTTTATTTGACAGACATTTCTAATTTATGTATAGTTGTAACTAAGTTGCAACTAAGTTATAACTATACATAAATTAGTTATACATTTAAAAAATAGGGGGAATGTAAAATGGCTAAAAATATTTTCATGTTAAGAACTAAACCAGAGAAAATCGAGCGATTTGAAAGCTTTATCGAGGATAAGTTCATCGCGATTGGTTGGTCCAAAACTGGCGATTTAACAGGCGCATCCACCGATGTAATTCGCGAAAAGCTATCCTCTGCATATCCGAGTTATGAAGGTCAATCATTTAGAACCAATTTTAGTATGGTCAATACCTTTGTTAATGTAATGAACGCTGGTGATATAGTTCTTGTTCGTAAAAATGGTATGGTTCATATAGGAGAAATTAATGAGTATACGTGGAAGAAGGATTACATCGAAGATTATATGCCTCATACACGTTCAGTCACTTGGTTAAATGAAGTTCCTTTCGAAGAATTTAATGCAAAAATACAATCTTTACTTAAAAATATTCGCACGGTTTGCCGTTTTAATGGCACATGGGAAGAAGCTGAAATTGAACAATATATTACTGGCGAAAAGCCAAAAACGACTAAACTCGAGGATAGTGAAGATCTACTTAAAGAGTCATTAGAAACATTAAAATACTTAATGAAAAACTCTGAGGATGAAACTGTTAGATTGGAAGCTACAAAAGAAATCTTGAAGCTTATCAATAAATAATTCACAAGGGGTACAAAAATGGAGAAAATATACAAGCAATTTGAAGAAGGCTTTAAAAAACATATTACTGGTGAAGAATGGGAGAATGAACAAAAACTCCCAATATACAATCAATGGCACAACAGGACAGATATTTGATGAAGACGGAAACGAGATCATAGACGAAACAAAATTACCGGATAATCCAACCGATGAAGAATTAGCAAAACACCACAAGGAATTACATAATCGTCCTCCTGGTTGGACGTGGGAAGGCACCGAAAGAGGTGAATAATATTTGAATGGGAGTCCAATACATATTATTAAAATTAAAGTGGTTCAAGTCGGAGAAAGGCACCCTAGGGTGTCTTTTCTTTATGCATTGAAAGCCCACCTTTTTCCGTAGGTGGGCTACATGTGATTTTGCACTTGTGCACAAAAAAGCTGCTTCACGTTATTGCGAAGCAGCTTTTCCACCAAATTTGAATTTATCCTTGATTTCTATTTGGAAAAGTTCTATAACCCTCTGTTAAATCTAATAATCCATTACCTTCGATTCTACGGTCTACACCTAATGATACTGTTCTTTTAATTAATTGAGCATAAATTTCAGTTTCTGTTAAAGTACGTCCAAAGTCGTTTTCACATTGTTTAATAATAAGTGCGGCAGCACCAGAGACATGTGGAGCTGCCATTGATGTCCCATCCATTATGGCATATCCATCTCCTGGTTTATCTTCCCATGGAGATTCTGAATCGGCGTCATCCAAATTCAAAGGATATGTTGATAAAATCCCTACTCCTGGCGCAACTAGGTCTACTTCTAAATTTGTGTTTGTAAAGCATTCAAATTGTTCCTCGAATGTAGTTGCTCCAACAGAAATAACTTCAGGATATACCGCAGGATATGCATATTCATCTTTAAGAGGGCTACAATCTCCTCCTCTTCTAATACTACCTTCGTTTCCGGCAGCACAAATTACTAATATTTCATTATCAGTCGCTTTTTTTATCGCATCGTGGAGGTGCTGATCATCGTCTGGAGAGCCTAATGACATATTTATAATTCTAATTTGGTCTTTTATATTATGATTTTTATTCCATTCAATACAATCATCTATGGCTTTACGGATATCATCATTGCTAGCTCTGGGACCTCTAGAAGTAGGTTTGAATATTCTATAAATCATTAAACGAGCTTTAGGAGCAACACCAAATATTCCGTTACCGTTTCCAGCAACAGTTCCCGCTACATGAGTACCATGACCATCAATATCAGAATAATCATCCTTATCACCATGACTAGTAACGTTTATACCTCTAATAATGCGGTCTCTTAAATCAGGATGATTATTATCACAACCAGTATCCATAATCGCAACAACAATTCCATCTCCTCGATCGCTATCATCCCAAATCTCAGGAGCTTTAATCATACTTACACCATCAGGGATTTCTTTTTCTCTCCTGGAAACAAGTTTCATATCATATGGTATTAATCGATAGTTTGGCATTGGACATCCTCCTTATTTTGCAATCTTTATCTATCATGCTCCTTCAAAAAGAAAATATTCTGGTTTATTTGAAATGATAAATTGTCCAAAAATAAGGGTTTCCCCTCTGCCATAACGAATGCTATCACACGAGGTGATGATGCTATGACAGATAAAACAGGCAGCTCTCAAGCCGTATATATTAGCAAAGACGTAGAAAGGATGCTTACAAATTAGGAAATCCAATACATATTATTAAAATTAAAGTGATTCAAGTCGGAGGAAGGCACCTTTGGGTGTCTTTTCTTTTGCTAGTAAAGTATAAATAGTTACGTGATAACAAAAACATACTATGATTTGATTTCACCAAATGTAAAAAAGAGGACTCCACAGCCCTCTTTTTTACTATTCATCTTCTTATTAAAATTATTTCTCTATCACCCGATATTAATCTGCAATTCTTGTTACGACTAAAGATGGATTTCCATAAGAAGAAATTTCTCCTTGTGCAACATCAATAATAATACTTAATGAATCATTTGCATTTAATCTGATTAGTATTGTTTTCCCAATGGTATACGCATTCAAAACGGATGCAATGACATCTGTGCTTATGGATGTCGTACCTTCTAATTCACTTTCTTGAACAGGTGTAATGTCATTAATATATAACCTAAATTTTAAAACTGTATTTACAGGGGTTAAATCACGATTAAAGACTCTTACTGTTAAATCCATATTAATTTCATATATTCCACCACTCAATACTTGGATACTATTATTTAATAGATCAAGATTTGTTCCCAAAGATGGACCAAGATCCTGGAAAACTACTTTTTGGCCTACATTTGCTGTACGAAGTGTATTGGATCTATCATACAATGCTCCATACGCTATAGTATTCCCTGTTGGTCCAGTAGGCCCTGTAGGACCTGTTATACCAATTCCAGTAGGACCCGTTGGTCCTGTTGCTCCTGTAGGCCCTGTGGGACCTGTTATACTAATTCCAGTAGGACCCGTCGGTCCTGTTGGTCCTGTTACTCCTACACCTGTAGCTCCTGTCGGGCCGGTTGCTCCAATTCCAGTTGCACCCGTAGGTCCTATTGGTCCTGTGAAACCTGTAGGACCTGTGGGTCCTGTAGGCAAAGTAAACGGCGGAATAGGTGGTAATGTGGGACCCAGTAAATTCGGATCAAATGCTGCTCCGCTCACAAACTCATTTTTTTCATTCATGTACACACCTCCTTACGATGCTTGTACTTATCATAATTATTAAATGCTCAATACTAGATAAATGATCTTCACATAAGCGGAATCTCTCTTTTTTATTTCCTTTCGACAAAATAGTTGTAACTGGATTTGTTATGCTGGGTTGAGAAATCTTACATTTTATCAATAGTTAGAAGCACTCTTTCGAGTGCTTTTCTTATTTCTCAATAACCGACATTACTTAACGTGGTAAAATAATATTTGGATTGGCATCCGATACCATATTACGATGGTTCAAGTCGCAGGAAGGCACCTTGGGGTGTCTTTTCTTTTTTCTTAAAAGGGGCTTTCCAGCACTTCGGAAAAAAAGCACGCTAAGAGTATGCAAGATTTTATACAGTTTTTCAGCTAATCCAGTAACAAACGAGAACTCTAAATCCGCGCCAGGATAGGAATGTATAAAAAATGAATAGAGTGAAAAGGCGGATTCCTTGTGAAATTAGGGATCTGCCTTTTTCCTTGCTACCGATAATGAGACGTTATGTCGACTAACTCTGTATAGACTATACAAAATTTAAATTGTAAAAATTACGCTTGAACCTCCAGTTACGTCAGATATTATGATTAAATTAATAATAGATTGTAAGGAGGTTATATAAGTTGGGTAATGATTTAAGTTTCTCAATTGGTAAATTTTCTAAGGAAACTGGTGTTTCAATAAGGACATTGCATTATTACGACGAAATAGGGCTTCTCAAAGTTCAAAAAGATCTCAGTTCTGGTCATCGACTATATGGAGAGAACCATATAGTAAAACTTCAAAAAATCTTGGCCCTAAAATTCTTAGGTTATAACCTAGAAGAGATAAGATTAATGCTAACTAATACAAGTCTCAACTTAAACTTACAGGACACTTTAATTCAACAACAAAAAGCATTTGAGGAGAAAAAAGAGCATTTAGATAAAGTTCTGAAGGCAATTAATCAGACGATTTCTTTGTTAGATCGTCAAAAGGATGTTCCAAGTGAAATATTAATTAGTTTGATTAATAACATTCAAAATGAAAAAAATCAACGTACATGGCTTGAACATTTCACTTCTAAAGAAATTGCAGATAAGGTTTACAATAAAACTGATGAGGAGAATTTGTCCTTAGATAAAGAGTTTATTGATTTATCGAGAGATGTGAAGAGGTTAGTTGGAAAACCAATACATGATCCAGAAGTACAAGAGTTAGCAAATAAACATTTGCAGGCATCTCTTAAATATGTTGGTGAGGAGGCTATGCATACTTTTGGAAAATTAGAGGACGAGGAAATAGAAGATTTTCAATGTATGATGGCCTCTCCTTACACAAAGGAAGAAGAAAGATGGTTAGACCAAGTGATAGAATATTATATGGTTCAAAACGGAATGTATAATCCCAATCAACATAATGATAAATAATTTCTTTTAAGCTAACTTTAAACTGATATTAATCAACTTCCAATAACGAGAATTATGTAAATGAGCTGTCCAAATGGATGGCTTATTTTATTTTTTGCTCAGTATGGTTTTTTTCAAAAATGCTGGCGTTACCCCAATTTAGTAAAAACACGTTATATAAAAGGGTTTCTTTACCTTTATTGAGAATATAGTTATGTTCTTGATTTGTTAATTAAAAGGGAGAGTTAATGATGAAATTCAATCAATTATTCTTATTTATTATTGGGGCATTTGTATGTAGTTTAGTATTTAATTTTGCTACAGGTAGATCTGAATGGAATGTTTTTTTCTTATTGACACTAGGGGCAATTTCAGGTTATCAAATTGGTAAAAATGAAATCAAAAAACAGATAAACAATATAATTTAAACTACAGATAACGATAATTATGTAAATAAGCTGTCCATATGGGCAGCTTATTGTATTTTCTGCTTAGCGTGTTTTTCCATCTCTCCTTATTAATCTAGGCAGAATAATATTTATAACAATAATAGGTAGTAGGTACTCTTAGGTAGATGGCGATATGATGATACCCCTCAATGAACAAAACAATTTAACATGGTAAAATAATATTCGGCTTGGCATCCAATACATATTATTAAAATTAAGATGGTTCAAGTCGGAGGAAGGCACCTTAGGGTGTCTTTTTTCGGTAATTATATTAATCATTTGTAATGCATTCAAAGAGTTTATAAGAAGCTTGATGGACGTCAACAAGGGCGATTCGCTAAACAATTAGCTTTATATGTCAAAATGTTACGTGATAACAAAAACATACTGTGATTTTACTTTATAAGAAATTTTTTCAATGAATAACGGTAAAATTTAACAATATTTTACCATTTATACCAGTGGGGGCTACGGCTCTCTATTTTTTATTTTCGTTCGACAAAATATGACAAACTTGTTGTAACTGTTTCTGTTATGATAGTTTCGGAAATCTTACATTTTATCATTGGAGGAACTACATAATGGGTAAAATTTTTAAGTTTGGGTGTTTAGGATTTATTGCTTTAATCGTACTTGGTGCTATTGCGGCGGCATTAGGTGGAGGAGACGACGAGAAAGAAAAAGCTTCTTCTGAGCCAAAGCAAGAAACACAAGCGCCAGCTGCTAAAGAAGAGCCTAAGAAGCAAGAGGCTAAGAAAGAAGAACCTAAAAAGGAACTTTCTAAAGAAGGCGAGTCTTCTAAAGTTAAAATCGCTGTAGGTTCTGTTGAATCAATTGATTCAGTAGGTGGAGAATATTTAAAAGAAAAAGCACAAGGCGTGTTTAAAGTAGTCGAAATTACTATTACAAACAATCAAAAAGATGCTATCACTGTTGATGCTAACAGTTTTAAATTAGTTGATAATAAAGATCGTGAATTTACTTACTCTACACAAGCTCAAACTGCTTTCGATGTAGGTAATGGTGGAAGTTCTGATTTCTTCTTAAAACAACTTAACCCTGGTTTATCTCAAACAGGAAAAATCATCTTCGATGTTCCTGCTGACGCACAGGGATTAGTGTTAAAAGCTCGTGGCGGTATGATGGGTAAAGAAATTAAGTTAAAAGTAGAATAGTTGAAGGCACTCGAAAGAGTGCTTTTCTTTTTTCTCAATGCCCAGCATTACTTAATGTGGGAAAATAATATTTGGATGGGAGTCCACCAATACATATTATTAAAATTAAAGTGGTTCAAGTCGGAGAAAGGCACCTTTAGGTGTCTTTTCTTTATGAATAAGAGGTACAGCAGAAATAATAGATCATAGGACAGAAATCTAGTCTAAAACTTCTAAACTATCTTTTTATTTCCTTTCGACATAATATGACAATATAAAGATATTTAATTTGTTATTATTAACGTGGCAATCTTACATTTTACATAATTGGAGGAACAAACGTGGGAAAAATATTTAAGTTTGGATGCCTAGGCATTATAGCTTTATTTGTAATCGGAATAATTGCTATGATTGCTGGTGGCGGAGATTTAACAGAAAAGACTTCAACAGACACTAAAGCGGTATCAAAAGAAGGTGTATCTTCTGATGTAAAAATCGCTGTAGGATCTATGGAAACAGTAGATTCTGTAGGTAATGAATACTCAAAAGAACAAGCACAAGGTGTCTTTAAGATTTTAGAAGTTACACTTACTAATAATCAAAAAGACGCTATCACCGTTGATACTAACAGCTTTAAATTGGTAGATAACAAAGGTCGTGAATTCACATCTTCAGTACAAGGTCAAACATCTTTTGACTTAGCTAACGGTGGAAAAACTGACTTCTTCTTAAAACAATTGAATCCTGGTCTAACACAGACAGGTAAAATTGTATTTGATATACCCAAAGATGCTGCAGGACTTTTCTTAAAAGCTAGTGGCGGTATGACAGGTGAAGAAATTAAGTTAAAAGTAGAATAGTTAAAGGCACTCGAAAGAGTGCTTTTCTTTTTTTTCAATGGCCAATATTAATTAACATGGTAAAATAATATTTGGATGGGAGTCCAATACATATTATTAAAATTAAAGTGGTTCAAGTCGGAGGAAGGCACCTTTGGGTGTCTTTTCTTTATGGGGAATCAGTTTAAAAACTAAAAGTAAAAGAACCTCAATAAATGAGGTTCGAAAAATCTACTATTTTAAATTACCTTCGTAAAAAGCAACTCCATTTTGAACATGTTTTAAATACCACGTAATCGTTCCGCCACAAACATTTTCATTAAAACTATTAGCATATACTCCATTTGAGTGATAAAGAGTTCTTTTGAATTTACCATTAGAATACTCATAAGGAATTGAACATGTTGCTTGCTTCGGAGAGCTCACATCTTTTTGCGTATCAGCTGAAGCAGCTCCAATTCCTCCTGTTAATGCAATACCAGTTGCTAATGCTCCTACTACTAATTTCTTAAACATAATAAATCCCCCTTTAATAGTTTTTATAGATTACAACTTAACTGTATCACTTTTATTATTTTTGTAAATATTTTGAATTTGTAGAAATATTTATTATATTTTTGGTAATATTAGGATTATATTTTATCAAATGGAAAATAGAGGTGTTTGTAGAGGTATGTAATAATGCATGAAAAATCATTCGGATATTATGATATACTCTCAAAGAGCTGATACAAAACTTCTTTAGATTGGAAAACTAAAGTCTTATCTACCTAAAAGGAAGGCGCCTTATGGTGTCTTTTCTTTATTTTCAAAAGGACCTGCTCAATTCATTCGTAAAAACATACAGTAAATTAAATCCGTTAAAATACATGAGTGAACCCTTGTTTTACCCTCCGATTTAAAGGAGGAACTATTATGGGATTTGGTGGTAGTTGCGGCAGCGGCTGTGGCTTTGCTGGAGGATTTGCTTTATTAGTTGTATTGTTTATATTATTAATCATTGTTGGAGCTGCTTGCTTCTGCTAAAAAAACTATTAGAAAAGGCACCCTTATCTGGGCGCCTTTTCTTTATGTATATTATTTATTATCCGATTCATCAGTTTTATTATAGACACATTTAGCTTCTCCAAAAAGACCACCAGTATCCCATTCTCCACCATAATGAGCACATCCTAAAGGATCGCCATCGTCTCGCATACTTGAAATTGGTTTATTGTCAATATCATTAATCATTTGAACAAAAAATATACCCGCGATTCCAAATACCACAACAAATGGGATGAGAAAAGATTTTGAAAGCTCTTTTAAATCCTCTTTTGCTCGTTGTTTTTCTTCTCCTGTTGAAAAGATATAAATAAATAAGTTTAAAATGAGTCCGAAAAATCCCAAGATTATTTCAATTAATCCACTGATTAAATCTATCATTACTTATGTACCTCCCTACTATATGTATACTATTCATCAACCAATAATTTCCTTATACATTATATCAGCTAGGGTACACGGAAGTATAACGAATTATTTTTATAATTTAATTTATTAATCTACACAGCATTAATACAGGATAGTCCAAGTCGGAGGAAGGCACCTTTGGGTGTCTTTTTTTATTTTCATTCGACAAAATATGACAATATACAAATGAATCGTTTGCTACTATGAGATGAGAAATCTTACATATTGCAAATGGCATCCATTAAAACAATAAGAATTGAGGACAACTATGAAAAGAATCATTTTAACTATTATCACTGCAATGTTTATTTTATCAGGCTGTGGTGGACCAGAGTATACCCCTGAGAATTTAGATGGTATTGTCTCCGGAATATCAAAGGATAAAGAAATTAAAAAACATCTAAAATCCGTAACATACAAAGAAACAGAAAAATCAGACCAAAATGCTAAAAATCCATATTATTATTATGACATTGTAGTTTATCTTAATGATTCATTTGATAACTTACAACCTAAAGAACAATATGAATACTTGACATCTATAGGAAAAATCATCCAAAAACAAAGCGGGACACCTCAAGGTAATGATCGTGAGGGAGAGTTATTCTGTGGTAAAGGCGTAAGATGTGAATTGGGGAATGTAGTTTTAAAAACTGATAAACACGAATACTATGCAAACTATGATCTTCCTTACTTAATTGGGGATTGGCTTCACTTAGATGATAAAGACAAAAGTGCTGATGAGAAGAATATTATTTACGATGCAAGTGCCAAAGATGGAAAATATATCAAACCTATCAAAAATAGTACCCCATCATCTTCAACTAGTACTTCCTCATCAGCTAATGAGGAAGTAGAAAAAATTAAGAATGCCACTGGCAGAGATTGGGTTAAATTATCATTTGATGATAAATTTATATATGTTCAAACAGTTATTGAATCAATGAAATCTGCAGGTAGATCAGTAACAGCCGACGCATATTGGTTTATTGATGCATTAAACGCTTACTATGGAGGCGGAGAACAAGCCACCGTATCAGATAAAATAATTGATATTATGGCAATGTCTGGGGTTTCTGGTGGCGTAATCAAGTAAATTAGAAATATAGAATACTTTTATACAAAAAATGATGTATCAGTTGAAGAAAAAGGATTAGTTTTAAAATTTAATGGCACCATGATTGATAAAGAAATTTCATTAAAACTAAATAACCTCTAATAAAAGCACTCAAAAGGGCGCTTTTATTAAGGGGTTATTTAGTTTCCTATCGGATATAGCAAGAATTATCAAAAAAAAAATAGTGGAATTGATATAATTAAGAGCATATATAGTAATAGAAAGGCGGTATCAACATAAATGAAATATATTAAACCTTCAGAATGGGTATTGGCTGGAAAAACACCAAATAGGTACATTACATATCTTGATCATGAAACATTATATTTAGGGGAACCTTCTTTATGCTTATATTCTTTAAAAGAAAAAATAATTGGTCATGGTACAACATTTATAATTTTAGATGGAAGTGCCTACTCTAATAAAAGAATTCAACTTTCAGGAACATTAAAGACTGAAATGGTTGAAAAATACGCTGGTTTATGGATTAGATCTGAAAATGAAACATCTGATTTATTTGGTTTTGATAACAACTATCCTAATTTAGTATTTGGAACAACTTCTTGGAAAGAATATCATATTACCTTGGATATACCTCATAATTGCCAAACATTGGGGTTTGGTGTTGAATTAAATGGATCTGGAAAGGTATGGTTGAATGACGTAAAACTCGAAATTGTAGATAATACTATTCCATTAACCTATTATCAGATAGAGAATTTTTAAAAGAATATTCTGCAATCTACTGTATTTCCTCCCAAATTATCAGTCAAATTAAAGACATTTGATGCTGATATCGCAGACCAGGGACAGATCTTAGGAACCTGAAGTTTTCCATTATTCTTTTCTGAATAAACTTTAAATATATCCGCATACTACTTATAAACCTTTTTCTCAAAACGGCTTCCTTTTCAATGGGCTTCAGTTGAGCAATTAACTTTCGCTAGTTTCCCTTTGTGGTGGTGTAAATATGAAAAAGCCCCTTAACTATTTTTCCGTCTCTTTTTGTGCTGTAGTTTATAACTCATAGATAATCTCTATGAGTTATCTATAAATCAAATACAAGCATTTTTTTCGGTTTGGGGGTATCTCAGTTTTGTGAGCTTGATAGCGATGTTTCCGTATCCCTTTTACGTTTGATTTTGATGAATCTTTGGAGCACCATAATTTTTCCACTATCATGATTAATTACAAGATACATTTTATCTGCAGTTAATAGAAAAATAAGCCTCAGAGAATTATCTGAGGCTTACATATTCGCTGTATACTATATTATTTTTGTAATGACTTATACAAATCAATTTCATTATTTGTATTGCAATTCCTTTTTAAATGTTGAATTGCCTTATTTGGGTTCTTTTTATAACCATATTTATCGATTATTAATGCTAAAGCTGCTGACACCTTTGGGGCAGCTAATGAATTTCCATAGTTAAAATAGTATCCGCCTTGAGGATGAGCTACAAGAATTATTTCTTTTTTAAATAACTCATCTTCCATCCATTTCTCTGGACCATGCGTGTTCAACAATTCGATATCGCCACCAGGAGCTGTAAAATCTATTGCATTTCTTCCATAATTCGAAAATGATGCGACAGTTTGATTAGGACCAGTCGAAGCTACCGAAATAACATGTGGTAATTGCGATGGAATATCTTGTACTATGCCTTTCGCAAATTTGCCCTCATCTTTCAATCGATTATTCAAAACATTTAATAACTCACTATTTTTATTAATGTTTACTGAATCATTTCCTATAGCACTCACAACAATGCTTCCTTTTTTATTTGCGTAATCAATTGCCTTTCGATAAGCTTTAATTTCTGCACTATTATTTTCGCTACCATCTGAATATTTTCCAGTTTTCAACATATATGACCCTGCACTTATATTAATAATGTCATTTTCATCTTTTGTAGCTTCAATAATTCCTTTAACAATCCAGATAGCTTCTGCAGAACTTGATCCAAATACTCTATACATATTTACAGGCATATCAGGTGCTACACCTTTCATCAGTCCATTAGCATTTATCTGACTAAGAACGCTCGTTCCGTGACCTGTAATGTCTGTTAATTGATTTATATCTCCTGTTTCACTTGGTTCTTCCCCTTTATATCCACCTTTAGGTACAAGGTTCTTCGATTTTAAACTGGATGTTTTTTGGAAATCAGGATGATCTTCTGGATTACCAGAATCAATAACAGCAACAGATACTTTACCTGAAGGTTTATGAAGTTTATAGCTTTCACCATTATGTGTGATTCGTTTCATATCCCATTGTTGCTCCCAAATAGAATCCGGATTAATAACTTTTTCATCATTTATATTTGGAGTATACGTTTTAAACGCCCCAGTTGATGGATTAATTTCATCAATATTGTTTGAATCAATGGCAGATATGATTTTATCTCTTTCACCCTCGACTTGTAGCATTTTAACCTCTGGTATAGAATAAATTACCTTTTGATTTTCACTTCTTAATTTACTTAAAACAACATCAAAATCCATATTTTCCTTTATAAGAATCGAATAATATTCTTTTTCTTCTGCTTTAATATTACTTGGTAAAAAACTCAGCACCAATAAGAAACTGACAATACATAAAATATATTTCTTAAAAATATTCATTTACTCCTCCAACTTTACAGTCATCATTTATTACATAATTAAAATTCTTTAACTTTTCATCGAGAATATAAATTATAATAATAAGATTTATTTTCTAATAATTGTTCATGTGTACCTATTTCTTTAATAGATCCATTTTCTAGATAGATTATTTTATCTGCATTTTGAATAGTTCTTAATCTATGAGCGATAATTATTTGGGTAATATGTAGCTGTTTTAATGTATTTTCTATATGTCTCTCTGTAAAGAAATCAAGATGACTAGTAGCCTCATCAAAAATAATAGCACTTGGTTCTTGATATAATGCTCGGGCTATCAAGAGTCTTTGTCTTTGCCCTCCAGAAAAATTATTACCACTCTCTGAGATAATGGTTTCAAAGCCCATTGGAAAGTTCATAATGTCTTCTAAAATTCCAGCTTTCTCAGCTGCATCAATAACTTTAAAATCATCATGACTATCTTTAGACATAGAAATATTATCACTAATTGAACCGGAGAATAATTTTGATTCTTGCAACACAGTACCAATGGAGGTTCTTAAGCTATAATAATCATAGTCATTTATATCTTGATTATTAATTAGTATTCTTCCTTCACTAACTTTATATAGTGCAAGTAGTAATTTAGAAATTGAACTTTTTCCTGATCCTGAAGGACCAACAATAGCTACTTTTTCCCCTTGTTTAATAGTGAAGTTTAACTCTTTCAGGGTATAGTCACTAAATCTATTGTATTTAAAAAATACATTTTCAAACTCAATATCACCTTTAATACTTTTATTTTTTACTTGAACACTTTCTTTTTCTTGCTCATCCTTGCTTCTCAAAACATCTCTAATTCTAGAAAAATAACTCTCTAAAGAAATTAATTCAGTGTAATTATTACTAATCGAAATTATAGGGGTAATGTAGGAACCTGCGATAGAGCTAAAAGCTATTAAGGTCCCTAAAGTAATCTCCCCTTTTAACAAATAATGACCTCCAACCCACAAGATCAATAATGGAATAGTCACTTGAAAGAATCCTGTAATTGTATGGATTACTGCTTGAAATATATTAAGTTTTTTAGAACTTACTAGTTCTTTAGCAAAATTATTTGACCAGAGAGATAACCGTTTTTTTTCAAGTCCTAAACTCTTTATATCGACAATATTATACATATTTTCAGTTAAAACAGACTGTGTATTAATTTTATCCTGTATATTCTTTTTAGTCATTTTCCTAACAATATTTGAGGTAACAAATAGCATTACAGCTAAAACTATACTTAATAGGAAAAGTAACAATGTCAATTGGACAGAAAAATTAATCATTACTACCGTATAGGTTACAATAAGTAATAAATCTATAAAAATAGTAATCATTGTAGTAGAAATAATATCCCTTATAAATACAGCTGAGTTTGCTCTAAATAATAAGTCACCACTACTTCTATTATCAAAAAATGAATATGGCAAATAAAACATTTTTTTCATAAAATCATTCATTATTGATGAATCAAGACTTTTTTGAAGTATAGCAATACATACTCCTCTTAAAATTGACATACAAATGAAAGAGAATGAAAAAATAACCATTAACCATCCAAATGTGTCTAATTTACTTATATCTCCATTAGTAAAAGCATTATCAGTTACCCACTTAGTACTAAGTGGGATAACTGTCATTAAGCCTTGAATAACAATAGATATAAGTACTAAAGCAAAGAACATACCTTTATGCTGATTAAAATATTTTAAAATTATGCTCTCTTGTTTTTCTTTTACAACATTATTTTTAGCAGTTGCTAGAAATTCAAATGCTAAAGCAAAACCAGAATATTTTTTTTCAAAATCCTCTTGCTTTATTTTAATTTTCCCACGATTAGGATCAACTATTATATTGTAATTTTTATTAATTTCCTCTAAAACAACAAAATGATTATTTCCCCATTGTATAATACAAGGAAGCGCAATATGCTTTAACTCTTCAATACTTACCTCATATGCATCTACATTGAAAGAATAGTTCTCTGCTATTTCTTGAAGATTTAAAAATGAAAAACCTTCTCTAGGGGCTGGATAGAGATTTCTCAAATCATTTAATGAGACTTTTACACTATAGAAATCTGCTATCATAGCAAAACATGCTAATCCGCACTCCACACTCTCCATTTGTTCTATAAACTTTACTTTTTTCTTATATATTTTCATATACAATCCTTCTTATTTTCTATTAATCCAAAATGGATCTTACTTTATCAGGGTTATTGATTCTCAGCATTTGATAACCTATTCCAGACAAACCTGTAAATAATCCAATCGAATCAAATCCTTCTATATATCTTAGTTTGAATCCATTTTCCTCATCCGCTCTATCTATAATATTTCCTGCTAGTAATTTTGCTGTTTCTAAGTCCTTTTCATTTTGATTCAATTCATATTTCTTAAGATAGAATTCTGTCACAGCTATATTCCCATGGCAAAGCCCATCATTTTTAGACATATCCATATTTAATAGTAATGGTTCTAATGCTTCTATAACTTCACTATGTTTGTCATTATCAATGATATTTCTAATCTCAATTTCTGCAATTAGAATCCCCAATATGCCTCTACACCAAGAGAAGTTCAACTTTTTGAAGTTTTCTTTTTTACTTTCCTCAAAATTACCCTCAAACTTTCTATACAATTTTTCTCCGTATTTAAAGTAGCGCTCATTATTTGTACATTTCCACAATCTGAAAAATACTAATGCATTAGATATATCTCCATGGCCAAATCCCATGTTAAACTCTAGGTTTTCTTCTTTTTCTTCATCATTCATATTAATGTATTTTTCAGCATACTTTATTGCTAAAGTTAAGTAATTTAAATCCTTATTATTATTGTATATTTTTAATAAAGAATTAATTAAACTTATAGATCCGTTTAAATAATCAGTATGTATCATATTTATTTCCTGATTATCTATATATTCCATTTGAAGTTTTAATTCGTCTTTTAATGCTCTAGGCAATTTCTTCTTTTTCATTCTAGCTGCTGCATGTATAACACTAACATACCCACTATTTAGACCTAACTCATTCTTAATTACGTGCTGATTTAGAGTATTTAGTACCATGTTTGCATACTCTAAATATTTGTCATTTTCCGTTTCAAGATATACTGTATATAGGAATAAATACACCCCTGAGAATCCATCATAAAAATCATCATCTAGCATTCCAACTGACCAATAATCACCTTGTTCTGGATTAACGACTATCCACATGATTTTATCATCTTCTACAATGGCAGACTCTATAATCTTATCAGCTAACATTATTGCTTGTTTTTGTAGATCCACATTTCGATTTTTACAATTTCTAAATAATTTAGATGGTGTATATTCCTTCTCATTTTCTAAATACAACCCAAACGAAATTTTCATTACTGAAATTTGCTTATTAATTTCTTCAGCTGTCAGATTATCAATTTTATTAATTACCAATTCTTCTCCATTATATTGCTGAATTGACTTCATAAATTCAAAGTCACTTGAAATAACATTTTTTGTACCAATTTTATTGAAGAATATTGGGATATCGTTGTTCATCATATCTTGTACTTCATATTTAATCATTTCTTTGTCACTAAATGGATGACTCCACATATTCTCTAACACTTTTTCCCTATCTAACATGTCACCTAATAAATCTGGATGATATGAATGATGAAGTATATTTCCATATTGACTAGTATCCCTGACAATCAGTCTCACTATTTTACTGTTAAAAGGCTTTAATATTTCAATTAAATCTTCTTTATTATCCATCGCTATTTTACATATTTGTCTAAAACCATCTATTATTTCGTTAGTATAATTTTTAAATCCAATTTTATTTTCAAGGTTTTTCAGAAATGGGATATTATTCGAATCATTAGTTGTAAACTCTAAATGTTCATATCTCATTTCATCTGTTCCAATATTTATAGGTTGTAATATTTTTTTAGCTATTTTCATGCCCTTACCATCTAATGCACTCAAGTCCATGCCTACTTCGTCTTCTCGATCACTTCTTGGATTAAGTGGCAGTAACAATGTTGAGGTTACATTATTAAACAAATCTAACCGAGCTCTTTTTAAGATTGGATAATCGTCAAGAACGTTTAATACAGGCTGTTGAACGATTGTTTCTAAATCTATTATTACTGGGTGTTCACCATGAGCTATTAAGTTCTCCATATGCATATCAGAAGCATTTATTAAATACAATGCCCCTATTATCTGACCAAATCTTGTGTAATACTTAGACAATTCCTCTTCTTTATGGCAACCTTCATATAAAACAAATTCTTCAAAGCAATAAGTACTTTCATAAATTCCTTTGACGGTTTTCATGTCTAATATATTATCTTTTTGGTTAAAATAATGAATGAATTCATTGTAGACCTTACTTAACTCTATATTCTTTGGCTTGTATATTACCTTATGTTTTTCGTTAAATATTAACTCTATAACTGTATTACCCTTATTATGTGTGTCACCTTGTCCTATTTTAATATTTGTTAATAATAGCGGACCTGGAATTGAAAAAATATTTAATATGTCCTCTTTATGTTTTTTCATTCGATTAAGCATCGTTTTCATATTAGTAATAAAATAGGATGTAATTGTGCTTAAAATCCTCGTTAATACAATATATGTATTATAAAAATCTAATAATTTTTCTTTAGATTTATATTGATTAATAAAGAATAAATATCTATCTTCAGGCGTATCTCCAACAAGAATTTTATTTTCTCTATCCATGTTTAATTCTAAAATTATGGCTTTTTGTCCTAGTTCTATAATAGAATATGCGAACTGTTCGATCATACTCTCTAAAATATTTTCATTAATTATACTGTCATAATTATCTTTAGAGATAGATGTACCTATTTCTTTTTTCACAAAATCTATGAAAGGCCTTACAATAAATAAAATGCCTCCAATTTCGGAGTCCAGAACTTCATTCCTGTCAGTACTATTTAAGATATCTTTAAATGTATTGTACCAATCAGAATTTTTAGCAGCTTCATTATATAAGTTTATAATTGCTTTAGATGGATTTTTATCAACAGCCATCGAAAAAACGTTCGCTTCATAATTATTGTATTTTAACATTGAATTAAAATCTTCTTCGGATAAAATACTCATTTCTGAACGCCAATTTATTAAGGCCTCTAAATTTGATGCATCAAAAATTTTATTTTCTTTAATATATTCGTTAATTACATCATAGCGTTCCTTAATATTTAATGATTTATGTAAATTTGTTAATAACATCTCCTAATCTCCTTTTTAGTAAACAACTTTTTTGCTTACATACTCTTTCAATGTCTCACTATCAAACAACCCATTTTTTAACCAGTATTGGTACTCAAAATTCTCTTCAGGATACATACGAATACTAGATTTCAATAATTGAAACGTAGTTTCGTGCCTTTCGTTTACTTCTACCTTAAAATCATTTTTATACAATGTATCAATACTATCAATTAGACTTGATAAAGATTCTTCGTACTCTTCTTCATCAGTTCTTAAAAAGACTTCTGAATTAACAACGGTTGCCCCCATAAAGGAAAAAATTTTCCTCACATAATCTTCAACCAAATCTCCACCGTTACTTTCAGCTGTTACTATAGTTATTACAGGCTTACAAATTAACTTAAATAAATGTCCCCAATATGATAAACGGTCAATAAAAATCTTGGCATCGGATGACACATTATGAGAATAAACAGGAGTTGCGAAAATAATTAAATCCGCACTCTCCAGTTTTGTTTTTAGTTCTTCCCCAGAATCATTTTCTAATCCATCAGATGGACAAAAACCATTTATAAAACAGTTTTTACAACCCGTTGAATGCATCAGTGGCTTTTGTATTGGATTAAAAACATCTAATTGTATACTAGGATAGGATTTCTCTATATATTCTTTTAACTCATTTATAATTTTATTTGTTCTGGATTTAATACTTCTAGACCCTGAGTAGAGTAATATTCTTGTCATGAAAACACCTCATTAAATATTTATGAACAAAAAGAATGAGATAATATTATCTCATTCTTTTTTGTTCATATTACTTCCCTTTATTGTCTTTACCACATTTGAATTCAGCAGACGCTATGTAAGAAGCAACAAAACTTGCAAGAAATGGTGATGGAGTCGTACGTGGATCTACCCCAGAAGCTCCATAAATTTTTTCCATTTCTGTTTTGCTAAGCTTTTTCATGCTTAAACCTACTGTTTTTTCACTAATATTCATTATGGAAAAACCTCCCTCTTAACCTAAGCAGTTTTTGTTATAAGATACTAATCCAGTAATACCACCAGCTGCACTCAAGCAAGCTTTACTACTTGCTTTAGATGCTTGAACAGTGATACGAGAAGCCACAACAAGTGTTGGATGTGTTCTTGTATCTACCCCAGAAGCTCCATAAATTTTTTCCATCTCTGTTTTATTCAGCTTTTTCATGCTTAAACCTACTACATTTTCTTTCAAGTTACTCATACTCAAAACCCACTTTCTTCTTTTTATAGTTATTTTTTGAAAGACAAACAAATATATCCTTTTGTCTCTCAACTGGATTATATATGAGTATTTGTATAATTAGCAATCATTAATATAAAGATATAACTCAAATATGCAAAATTGCATATTTTTGGTTATATCTGAATTCATATTATCTTTCGATAATTTTAATTACATATCTAGTTATTTGGGACAATTATAAGGTTGAGTACTTATGGATGGATTAAATAGAATATCCTGAAATAAATCTTATTAAAGAGGCAGCGTCACAGCGCTATCAAGATAATAAATTTCCTCCTCTAAAATGAAAAAACATGCCATTCTTTCCATAGAATCATAGAAAGAATGGCATGTTTTTATTTCTATACCTACATCTAATAAATTAAATGAGGTAGGAACGTATAAAAGATTATATTCTTTATACGTATTCACCAAATGAAAATAAAACAATTTAAAAACTATAAGGGCATAAAAGCATTTCTTACAATATTAAAAAGCTGTGAAGAATCAAAACATATTGTATTGGTGGATAAAAATTGGGAGGATTGGTTGTTTGATCTAGGTATAGATTCTTAATTACAAGAATCATCGAAAGAATAAATACAAAACCCAGGTATTCACATAAAAATATAAACATTAAAGAGTAATAATTTTATGGCTACAGTACTTAGAAAATATGTAATATCTACGGGTACTGTAGCTACATTTTCAGCTAAAAATAACACTACTGGAGAAATACTTAGTATTACATTAGAAGGAGTTGAAACCATTTGGATAGAGCAGGAAGTATCGCTTATTATATTAATTTTATCATTAAACATTTCTATTCTTGCTTAATTGATAACAATCAATAATGTTCAAATACTTCCTCAACTGTTCGCTCAAAAACTTTACATATTCTAAATGCAAGATCTAAAGAAGGAGTATACTTATTTTTCTCAAGAGCCGAAATTGTTTGTCTAGTGACCCCTACTAATTTGGCTAATTCATCCTGAGAAATACTCTGTGCAGCTCTATACATTTTCATATTATTTTTTAACATTTTATCACCTCAATTTATTTAAATTAGCGAGGAGGGATAATTGTCTATTAATCACTACAATTATCTCCTCACTTATTCAACCTAGTTTTTTATTAAAAACGAATATCAATAGTGAATTAATAAAAGCCATCATTGAAATAATAATAACGAGAAAATTAAACATTTCATCTAAAACAATATATCCGTTTAAATGGAATATCGCAAAGAATCCCAATAAAATATATGAGAACAAGAATGAATACTTCGATGCTCTACCTACCACTTGCTCACCACGTTCATCTTTTTTATTTTTATCTAAATAATACATCCAATATGCAATTGACATTAATAAAATTGCAGTGCTAATCTTCGCAAATATCGTTAACATATATAATGCCTCCATTTATTTATTTAATACAGACAATGTATCATGTTTTTTACATTATGTAAAATTTTTTTTACCTTTTGTCTGGTTTTTATTACAAACCTCTCTTTGAGTATTATTATAAGTACTGCCACATGTCCATCAAACTAAACTAACTTTGTATCCGAATAACTAAAAGATTTTGTTACTAGGTTTCACGCCCCCATCCCTAAAAGGGACAGTGACAAATTTGCTATCATAAAATACGGAAAAGCTATAAATCGACCTGTTTGAACAGAAAAGAATCAGTAGAAATTAGAACGTTTAAAACCAATTTATAAAGCTTTGAAACAAGGTGAAATTTATCATAAAGCAAAGAAAAAGGGTCTATCTTCTCCTAAACAAGTTAAATATGAAATTACAGATACAAATAAAGATATATTGTTTGTCGCCAAAAACAAACGTATCAAGCAATTGGAAGACAAAAATAAAAAAAGAAAAGAACTAATGTGCCTACAAGGTAAGATTTATGAATGATAATTTGAAGGGAGTTTAATAATAAGACATAAAATATTCAATACAGGGGTACTGATTTATGATAATAAAACTTTTATATGGTATCTTGTTAAGTAGTTTTTTTATATTTTTAATCAAACTTTTTCAAAAGCTACATAATTCACCCTTACGCTAAGTATATGTATTCAACGTCCATCCACTTTTTAATTCATAATATAATTTTCTTGATTAAGATAATACACATATCTCAGCTGAACCCCATACAACACAAAAATACAAATCCCATAATTTCACGTACTATATCTGATGTATAAAACCAAATCATACAATAAGACATATTCTAACCGTCCATCCAATTATCCACGAACCAAGTAAGTAGTAAATCCCTTATTTATTCCTCTATCTTAGCAAGTAGTTCCTCCAGATCTTAAACAACCTCACATTTTTCATCATTTCTTCGAATTTAATGTTGACTGAAGGTCTTGAAGGTTTTTATCATGTGGGAATGATTATGGAACACGGCTGGAAGGCAGATTTATCCCCTAATTTGAGAGACTACAAAAAAAGTAATCAGTCAAAATAGATGGATAAGCGTCTTTGTTTTCGCCATGCGGTCACTTATATGGTATCCGTATGTATAGACCCTGTTCACTCAGCGATCTTCACCGCATACATCCTTTTTCTATGGCTTGTCCTTGTAATATCGTCCCTACACGACAAACTGAATGTACTCCCTAGCACCGTAATGCTAACGATAACCACCCGAACCTTTTAGAGAATCGTCCCTGGGCAAGTTCTCGCCCTCCCTCACCAGATGAACAGGAATCCAATGAGGGGTGCTGTTTTTGTAGGCGTATACTCAGTACCCCCTGCACGACCAACAGCTAGCCACGCCGTAACACGTTCCCCCTATATGTATAGCAGCACGGAATTACGGCTTATCAGTTTTTATTTACGTGGTATCAGGCAATTCCACGCGAACAAAAAACAAAAAGGCATCTCTAATTCCTAAATGGCCTGTACATCACAAGACTTCTAGGTTTAGAGATGCCCGGTATATATCTTTTAGACTACAAAATAATCAAATCTAGTATTTACTAGTTGAATTTTAGCCCAATCACAGATAAAATGGGTATATCAAATAAGCCTAGTCGAAAGGCATAATTGTTTAAGGATAGTGTTGGTGCACTACTTAAACCGAAGTCCTGCTTGGTTACAGGTTATGTCTAGTAAGTGTTGGTAGCAATTACTAGAACTGAGTCATTCCCGCTAAAGGTTGGTAGCCGATAGCATATGGGAGTGGCTTTTTTATTTTCTGTTCATATTCAATTGTTTTATCGATCTTCGTTTATGTAAAATATCAAATTATGTTTTGTTTTGTAGAATGATGCTTGTTGTGTACTACGTTACAACAAGCTTTATCCTTTGTAAACTGCTGGATTACGCACTTTTTTAAAAATATCCCTATTTCCCTATTTCCCTATTTCCACTTATAGATATAGGGATATTTCCACTTTTCCCTATATCTATATTTCCCTATTTTCGTTATCTTTGCATCTACTAACATCTCTATGAAATTACATATTTATTTCTTAACTCCCTCTACTTCATACATCAAAAGAATCTTATGATATCAACGTTTTTATTATTAATTACTAACTCTATGATTCTATTGCATATACCGTACATCATTGTTATAATTTCTTTAAAGATATAGAAATATCCCTATTTCTATAGTTAGAAATATCCCTATTTCCCTATTTCTATTTTTCCCTATTTCTATAAAGGGATATAGGGAAATTTTAAAAATAAATAACTGGAGTGTTAAAAATGGCTATTACAATTACGGTAGGTAATTACAAAGGTGGAGTCGGTAAGACCACGAATGCTGTATTGAACTCTTATGAATTCGCTAAAAAGGGCAAGCGTACATTACTTGTTGACCTTGATCCACAAAGTAACGCAACCAAGTCTTTAATGTTAACAAAATCAATCCTTAATCCTGATGAAATTGTTACTGTTGAAAAAACATTAATGAAAGGAATACAAGAGGGAAACCTAGACGGCTTAGAAGTGGAAATTATGGAGAACTTACATTTACTTCCTTCTTACGTTGATTTTCAGGACTTCGCAAAATTCCTTTATAAAAATTGTTCTTCGGAGGCTGAAGAAGATCATTACTTTAAAGGATTACTTGAAAAGATAAAGCATAAATACGACTACATATTTATCGACGTACCTCCTATGTCACTAGAAGTTACAAAAAATGCAGTTGTAGCTTCTGATTATGTTCTAATTGCTCTGCAAACACAAGAACGTTCTCTTACTGGTGCCGAGAATTATATTAATGAACTTATCAAGTTAAAAGAGCAATATGATCTTGATATTGAAGTAGTTGGCGTTCTTCCTGTCCTATTAAAAAACAACGGTAAAGTTGACGAATACATCATGGAAAATGCTCGTGAAATATTTGGAGAAGAAAACCTATTTAAAAACATCGTCCCTCAAATGGAACGTATTAAACGATTTGATGTGAATGGTATTACTGAAAAAGATAGACATGATATGAATGTAATTGAACTATACGAAACGATTAGTGATGAATTATTATCTCGTGTTGATATGTTTGAAAAAATGAAGGTTGGTGTGTAATATGGCAAGAACTCCTGGTTTATTAGGTCGAAAGAAAAGTAACTTTGAACCTACTGAGCCTTATGTACCGGAACAAGGACAAGCTACGACGGAAAATAAAGAGGTAGCAGCTACAGTTACTCCTTCTCAACCTAAGACCGAAGAAAAACAAGTCACTCGAAAAGAGAAAAGAATCGAGAAAACTGAACCAAAAAAGAAATTTAAAAACCAGCAAGGTAGCATTAAAATTTCTAATCAATCAAAAGAAGAACTTGAAGTATTAATGAAACTTACAAACACAAAATTCAATTATGAAATCATTGATTTACTTATAGATCGCTATGTAGAAAATGAGCTAACCCCTGAACAAAAAAGGAAATTCAAGCTGTTAACAGAGATTTAAAAAATATAGAAATATCCCTATNNATAGGGATATTTCTATATTTCCACTTTTTTATCTATCTGATACCCAAAGTAGTTTTAACAATTTGAGATAAAATACTAACTAGGATTGAGTAATTTGGATAAACAATACTTAGTGGCTGTGTCACCTGTTCATGATGATTCTGCAACAAAGAAAAAATATCGCCTGAAACACTTAATAAATGAAAGACATGAAAAATTATGAACTTATTGATGAAATATTAGATTACTATACTTTTAATAAATTGAAGACGCATGAGCAGAACATCTTAAGTGACATAGTTTCTGATAAAAAATAAGCCCTACTTTTGTAGGGCTTATCGTTTTAAGTAATTAAGTTCTTTTCAGAAGATCTGTCTTATAATTTATAAGGATTATTTTTCGTTAAATTTTTTAATTCGTTTTCAAAGGAAAGCTTAAGACTTTTCTTTTTCTTTTCAATGGATGTGATCTTATGAAAAGTTAACAAAGATAACATAGAGAATAATTTATAATATATCTCTGTAGATCCGTTCTTATTGTTTGAAAGAATTTGCTCCATAGTATAGAGTCCCCTTTTTAATACAGTTCTATTTTTAATTTCAATACTTGGTTATTATTTTACCAATTTTTATTAAAATCTTCTACTTTACTAATTATTAATTCTTGATAATCTATATTCTAATTCTATATTTACCTTTAACAGTGCAATTTTTTCATTTGGGCATACTTCAAAATGTTAAGTTGATGGGCATGGGGTACAGCCGGGATACGTGTAAACAGTAAAGAAGAAGCCAACTTATGACTTCTTTATTTATAGTATTTCCCTAATATTTTATTTTGCTTCTCCACGTTTTCATTCAATTTATCCATATCAAAGCTTAACGTAGTCCAAAGTACATCAGAAGAATCGTCTTTGTAGAAAGTGTTAATAGTTTTCAAGGCTGATTCCATCATAGATAGTGAATTTAGAATATTTTTCTTTAATTCAATAGTATCTTCTTGTTTAACATCTGTGTTTACAATCCTGTCTCGTATCTTCTTGATTTCCCTGTTGTATTTAAGGTTAGTAGTTAATCCATCTTCATCTAACACATACCAACTCGCTAGTTCATGAGACTGGCCTTTTTTGACTACAGTCTCGAAATGCTCATGAGTATCCTTTAGTAATGGGAAAAAGTCCTTATCCAACTCTTCTCTGAATCCTGTGAACTCAGACTTCATATTGTTCGCCTTGTTTACTAAGAACCCAAGAGTAACAGCTATAATGGCGATTACAATTAAGGCTCCTATAAGTATCTTTTTTTCATATAATCCTCCGTATATATAAATTTATTTATATTATAAATTATTAGCGTAAGTTAAGTAAATAAGATATAAAAAAGAAGCATCCTNNAGGATGCTTCTTTTTTATATACCCCCTCACCAAAACCGCCACCACGGCTTTTTCTTCTCTTTCGCAGCAGCAACCTCATCACGAAATTCCTGCATCATTCTCTTCGTTTCCTGCATCTCACGCAGTGTCTTCATAAGCGTCTCATCTCGCGCTTCCAATCGTTTTTCCACTCGTTCATTATGCGCTTCTACACTCACTTTGATTTCCTCGTTGCTTTGCCTTGCCTGCTCACTCAATCGCTTCTCCATTGCTAACATACTCTGATTCATTTCTTGCGCCATAACGCTGTACTGTTGCTGGAGTTGTTGTTTAATGTGGAATGGCACCAAATCCGTTTCCTCAGCCTCTTCTTGAATCAGATCCGGATTGACTTTCTCTATTTGCTGCGTAATCATCTTAGCTGCCTTTTCTAGCGTCATACCGTCATGCTTACTCAATTCAATTAATTTTTCAATCACCATAATGTCATTGTCAGTGTATTGGCGTCTGCCACGATTATCTTTCTTTACAACAAATTTCTCACGTTGTAAAACTTCCATATACTTTCTAAGGGTGCTATCGGATATTCCTAGTCTTTTATATACTTCACTAGCAGAATAAACAATTTCGTCCGTCATAACGTCACGACACCTCCTAGTGACAGTATTCAATGGTGGTAAAGAAATTCCTGCAAATGAAATTATTCCTAATACCCTTTATGAACCATATGTAATAATATCTTGTAATTAAGGTAACAGGAGATTTCAATTAAAAATCTCCTGTTATAAATTATAACGTGACACAATGGTACTTCTCCCTTAATTTAAATTATGTTATCAACATTGTGATTCTAGGATTTCATCTAAATCTAAAGCTACTTGTTTCCAACCTGAACCTGGTACAAAAACTGATCCAGCTACTGATTTTGAACCAATAAAAGTAACATACATTTGCATAGTTCTTCCATCTTTCAAACGAAATGTTGCCCATTTATTCATACATCCCCCGCCTGATGGTGATGTTGGATACGGTGGAAATGGTGTTGGATATGGTGGATACGTTGGGTATTGTGGTTGTAGCCCTCCTGGATTTAATTGTAAAGCTCCTGGATTAATATGATGATGTCCTGTAGGCCGATTAACTATATAAACTTCATTATAATTAGGGTAGTATTCATATGGATAGAAATTCATTATTCCACTTCCTCTTTTTTTATTAAACTCTAGATATTTTTATGAACGCTGGGTGTACCTGTATCAGCACATGTCTATATACATAAGCCTATAAAAAAAAAGAAGAGCCCTATTGTATAGCTAAATAGCTTTAGCAATCTCAACTAGCAACCTCATAAACAACGGAATCATTTGGACTACAATATAACCAATCCCTGCTCGAGAAATCAGCGGAAATCCCCGTTCCTGGCTACCAACCATAATAAACAACCCACCGTATAGCGCTACAACGGATGTAATTGAACTGATGAATAATAAATTCCTGCAAAGAAAAAAGCCCCCGTTTAGGGACTCTTATTCTACTTTTACAACAAGACTATCCATGAAATTGCTAATTGAAGAAGCTTGAAAGATACGTAAATTAGGAAAATTAACATCATACTGCTTATCAGTAATGATGAGGATTGATGGGAAGAATTTAGATCCTTCCGGCTGCCATGATTCGTTATGCCATTCCTGACTGTGGAAATATAACTCATATCTGTTTATCTTATCTTGCATAACCTTTTTGCTGTAAACAGACTTCTGGACCTCAATGAAGAATGGAGATCTGCGCCATATTGTAAATGCATCGGGTTCCATGAATTCTTTACCGTACTTTGGCTCCACTTTAAATAGTTTCGGTTTTTCATAATGGATAAGCTGCTTATATATGTCTACAATACCGAGGAAGTGAGGAATCTTTTGGCTAGTTTTTCGAAGTGTACTAGGTTGAGGGAAATATATAAATGGCTGCTGTGAGATATTTGCATCCACATGACCATCTCTTCTTAATCGTTTCATTACAGTATTGCAGCAAGTAACCGCGTTTTTAAGTCCATTAAAATGTAAATCTATAATATCGTCACGAGACATACACCTAAAACGTTTTAGATTGCTTATTATCGATTTGTCTCTACTCCTCATAATTTTCTAGCACCCCAAACAATTGAGTCTCTTCTTGTGGAGGATTCTGAAGCTTCATATCCTCTTTTGAAAAGCGGATAGGCTCAACAATTTGTTTCGATTTGCTCAATTCTAAATAAGGTGCTTGCACTTTCTTTAATCCGTTTAATTTCAAAATCATTTGTCCTGATTGTTCTAAGTGTTCTGATCCAGGTGTACCCATGATATTGCTGTTAATCGTACTATCACATTTAAAGCCCATTCGGACTGTCATATTCAGCTTTAACTTACCATCTAACACTTTCGCATCAGGTCGTTGCATAGAAAGCATGAGGAAGACTCCGAGAGCCCGACCAATTGCTGATATTTTTCCGATTGTAAACATACATTCTTTTTCGTCTTGCAACATGGCTACTTCATCAATAGCAAGTAAGATGTATGGTTTCTGACTGTCAGGATTCATTTTGTTGTATTCATCAATGTGATCTACTTCGTACTCTTCCATCAGTTTCCTACGCTCACGTATTTCCTGCCACACTTTCTGAAGCATTATCTTCATTTCGATTTCTTCCATACAAACCTCTTTTACGTGTCTCACTCTTCTCAAGAAATGAAATTCAGAATTTTTTAAGTCGCCCAGGTACAAGTGTAATTTATCAGGAGACATGCATTGAATGAGTGTAGACAGAACAACGCGTACCATACTACTTTTACCACTTCCTGTTTCTCCTGCAATTAAAAGATGTGGCGTATTTGCTTCAACCATGTCATACACAATCATGTTTCCGAATTGGTCCCGTCCTACCACAACAGGAAGACGATGTTGTTTTAGTAATGGCTGCCATTGTTTAACATTGTAATTGTATGGTTTTAATCCTGCATCTGAATGAAATACATTAAGTACAAACTGCTTAATATCTCCTTCAATCGCTACGTTACGCCCTAATATTTGTTGAAAGCAAAACCATTTCTTTTCAATCGTCTTTGGATCCAATCCATTCGGAATGGTAAATACATATCTAACATTCTCTTTTGTGGAGGAAACATCATGTATTTTTGGGTAAATTGGTACTTTCCCACCCCGTGTTTGATGGTCCACGTATAAACCTGCTTTTCCAAATACCTCTATAAGTTGATTCTTCAAGTTTTGTTTATGAAGCCATTCTTTGATGATTCCCATGTCGCCCCTCCTAAAACATGATTAAGACTTTAATAAATACATAACCAATGAAACAAACTCCACCTATCCTCATCCCATGATACATTCCATCGCTTAAAAGTTTAGCTGCAGCAACGTGATCATTCTTCACAAGATGTTTCTCTAATATCGCCCCTCCAATTGTTGTTACTCCCAAAGCTCCTAAAGAAATAAATGTTGTTAACATATGAATCTCCCCTTTATAAACAGACTTTGAAATACCAATATTACAAGGGTTTATCGCCCAAATACCTTGATAGTGTTACTTTGATAACTAACTTGATAGCTACTTTGATAGTACAAATACTAGTTACCTTGATAGCGATTAGGCTATTTACTTTGGTAGCTACTTTGATAATAAGTTTGATAGCTACTTTGGTAGCGACCTTGATAAAGCATATGGGGTACAGCTTGAACAATTTCTTATTTTTTTTCCTTAGTTTAAAAAAATGAGAAATTGTTCAAGCTGTGGATGAGGTGATAAACGTGTTCGGATTGGGAAAAAAGCGTACAAAATTCGGTCGCTATTTAGATTCAAATGGAATAGCACAAATCGAATTAGAACGAACTTCAAAATTAAGTACAGGTACTGTTTCTAAACTGTGTAATGATAAAAAATATAGACCAAAGTTTTCAACGATAATTCAAATTGTTAAAGGTATGAAGAAGTTAGGGAAGAATATAGATGAACAAGATTTTTGGATGTAATAATCAGCTCTCAAAACCGGGGCTGATTATTTTTTTCTTGAAATTTCCCTACCACTTTGATTTTTTAATTACTCGCCCCTCTTTAATAAGTATAAGGGGGGATTTATAATGCAAATTAATTTCAATACTAATGGAAAGAAAATCAAATTTAAAATGACGGTTAACAAGCCTAGTTTTAAAATCAAAGCAACAAGCCTGTTAATATTACTAAGGATATCAGAGGTTTTAAGTACTATATCGCGTATCTTCTTTTAATAAAAAGCTGACTAAATATGGTCAGCTTTTTATTTTTTTGAAAAAACTTCTTCATAAAAGAACATACATTCGTATATAATAAGAACTAACGTTCTGTTATTTAGGGGGAATAACGGTGTATGACTATTCAATATTGCCGAATCGAATTGTTTTATGTGTAGATCTTCGTAGCTTTTATGCTTCAGTCAGTTGCATCAAAATGGGATTAGATCCACTTTACACAAAGTTAGCTGTAGTTGGTGATGTGAATAGGAGTGGTTCGATTGTTTTGGCTGCAACTCCATCATTAAAAGCGTTAGGTGTCAAGAAAATGGCGAGGTTGTACGAAATACCTCGTCGTAAAGACATTCTTGTAGTAAATCCAATTATGCGCACTTACATAAAATGTTCTAATTTCATCACAAAACTAGCTCTGCAATATGTTCCTGTTGAGGATTTCCACCAATATTCCATCGATGAGTTCTTCATGGATATAACGGATAGTATTCATCTATTTGCTAACGATCCGTATGAATTCGCATTGAAATTCAAACGTGAAATCTATGCGAAGACACGAATCGAATGCACGATAGGAATTGGGCCTAATCCTTTAATGAGCAAAGTAGCGCTAGATGTTGAAGCGAAGAAAACGAAAGATTGCATAGCATACTGGAAGTACGAAGATGTACCCATAAAATTATGGCCAATACGACCACTTAATAAGTTTTGGGGGATTTCAGGGAAAACAGAAGCGAAGTTAAACCGGAAAGGAATACATTCAATTGGGGACTTGGCACAGTACCCAATTAAATACTTAAAACAAAGCTTTGGCGTTATTGGCGAAGAATTACACTTACATAGCAACGGCATTGATTTTAGCCGTATATCAGAAAAATACGTTCCAGCAACAACTTCTATTGGTAAAAGTCAAATACTTATGCGTGATTACACCATAGAGGAATTCCCGATTATTCTACTGGAACATATCGAGGAAATTTGTTATCGAATGCGAAGACAAAACAAACTAGCTCAAACTATTCATTTTTCTATTGGTTACAGTAAAAATTACGCTGGCGGTTTCAGAAAAACTCACACTATGAACCGACCAACCAATTTAACAATGGATATATATAAGATTTGTACATATTTTTTACACGAGTTTTATGCTGGAGAACCCATTAGATCCATCAATGTTTCTTTAACTAACTTAATCAATGAAGGCGAAGAACAAATCTCACTATTCGATAACGTAGTACAACGAGAAAAAGAAATGAAGCTAACTAAAGTAATGGACGAAATACGCACTAAATTTGGAAAGAACAGCATATTACGAGGAATTTCGTATACAAATAGTGCAACAGCAAGATACAGAAACACATTGTTAGGGGGACATAAAGCATGAACAACGCTAATATGCCAAAAGGAAGAGGAATGGTTAAATGGACTCCGTTTGCTGCGATGCCGGAGCAATTCGCTGGTATCCGTGAAATCATTAAAGAAAAGACGAAAGTAGAACGACCTACGTTAACACAGGAAGAACAAGAACTTATTGAGAACATGTTGTTATGTTCGTTACTTTCTGAAGAAGAAATAATGATTACATATTACGAAGGTGGTTTTTTACTTACTAACTATATGACTGTC